ATTCCGCTGCTTTCCACGAGGCCGTTCGAAATGATACGGCAGGGCCTGGCGGCGTGCCGACGCCCGAGCAGTTCGACGGCAGCGAAGGTGCCGTGCGCCCGCCAGACCCGCCAGACCCGCTTGACGCTGCCGAGCAGGAAGCCTTCGACTCCGCCGACGAGGACGCCGCACAAGCAGAATGAGGTGGAATCGTGGATTACTGGCAAGAGTGCATAAGCGAGGCGTTCGACGAGGAGGGGATTGTCGCAACGCCAGAGCAAATTGACAACGTGGCGGGCAGTGTAGAGGTCGCGCACGAGAACTATGGGTTGCACATAGGGCCGCCGCCCTCGCCAGGGCCTGACCCGCGAGACCGGCAAATTCGCGAACTGCAAGGTGAACTAAGGGACGAAAAGTCGAAGAGGCGATGCCCTCAGTGCAAGGGAATGAAAACGATTTTCAATATGGACTGCTGGGAATGCAACGGCACGGGCCGAGTTTTTTGAGGCACATGAATGAAACTCTCCCCCGACCACATCGCCGCCATCGAGGCCGAGGTCAACTCCTCGATGGAAAGCGTGATGATCCTATGGATCGACCCCGAGGCCCACACGTCGGCCGTCGTGCTGCCGTACGAGGCCGTCATGGGTGAGCTGGTCGATGCGGCGTTCGAGTGCGGCGAGGCGATCGACGGCGTTGGGAAGAGCGTGGAAGAGGCGCTGGTGAATCTGGCGAAGGGGCTGATCCAGCGGAATGAAGAACGGTACCCGAAACTTTTTACCCCCCCGAAAGGAGACCCTTATGGATAGCGTGCAACTCAAAGACAAACCGAGGTCGCTCAAGCCGAGAGCTTACGAATCGAAGGCTTTCGACCAGACCAACAAGTCGATGCAGCAAATCATTGATATGTCCGCGTCGGAGGCGTTGCATGGCTTGGCCTTGACGGTGAAGACGGGCCTTGAAGCCATCCAGCGCATCTTGCCGGACGGCCGGCAAAAGAAGGAGGAGCCCGTTGCGGACTCCCAGGCGGACGATGAGACGCTGCCAGAGATGCCAAACGATCCGCCCGACGAATAACCGGCACCCGCGTAGGGCACGACGCGGTGGCGGCGCTCGTTTGGGTAGGCGAGCGCCGCCGGCCGGAACACAACCAGCCCGGGGGTGCGTAGCCCGGCCCTGTTGCCCGGTGCAAGTCAGGTGGATGGACGGGGCGCCGGGCTGGAATTTTCACGGAGGGGAGCGAAGTGGCGCTTCCCTGACCGTCCGTAGATTACCCAGATTAGGACATATCAACGTAATTTTTTCTACGGGAGGCTTGGGCGCGCTTCGCGAGCACGGTTTCGAACCGCAGAAAAGTTTCAAACGCTCGCTTTTTTTTGAACCGGGGAGCAAGCGAATGGCCAGAGACTGGATCAAGATGCTGATCGACTTACGGGAGGAACCTGAAGTCATCCAGATCGCTAATGAGACTGGAATCGACGCAGATACCGTCGTCGGGAAGCTCCATCGGATCTGGGGGTGGGCCAACAAAACATTGCGATCCGGCAACGCGCCTGGCGTGACTTTTTCGTGGATTGACGACTACGTGCGCACTGAAGGTTTTGCTCAAGCAATGAAAAATGCGCGCTGGCTGCAAGTGCGGCCGAACGGCGTTTTTTTTCCGAAATTCGATCGGCACAACTCGCAAAGTGCTAAGCAGCGGGCACTTACGGCGAGAAGAGTGACACGCAAACGTAACGCTCGCACCGTTACAAAAAGCGCACCTAGAGGAGAGGAGAGTAAGAGGAGAGTAAGAGAAGGTACTAAAGTACCTTCTGAAACCCCCTTACCCCCTTTACCTGCGGTTTTGGACACGCAGGAATTCCGCGAATGCTGGGCAAGCTGGGAGAAACACCGAAAAGAAATCAAACACCCACTGAAAGACACCATGCGGTCCGGTCAGATCAAGATGCTCGCGAAGCTCGGGCACGATGCTGCGGTCGCAATGATCGAGCATACCATCACGATGGGCTGGCAGGGCCTCAGGGCCCCGAAAGACGACAAGAAGCTCGCGTCCCCGACCGTGGACCTGGTCGCGGTCCAGAAACAGATCGACGCGAAGAAAGCCGCCAAGGTGGCGGGAGAAGCGAAATGACCCCCAACGAATTCGCCACCCTCTGGAAGGACGTCAAGCTCCGCCTGCCCGGCCCGGCTGTCTGGATCGCCAAGCAGCCGACCGAGGGCGACGACGTGACGCAGGCGGACATCCTGGGGCTGTGGCAGACCAAACTCGCCGACATCGCCCTGGAAGACGCCCTGGCGGTCGTGGAGGCCCTGTACGAGGAAGAGATCCCCGAGCCGAAGTCGTGGAGCCGGTTCCCTATGATCATCGCCAGGGAGGCCAGGCGGCTCGCTCGCGACCGCGGCGACGTCGGCCCGGACGACGCGCCGAAGCCGAAGTTCGTCGACGGCGAGCAGGTCTACAAGTGCTCGCTGTGCCGGGACGACGGCCGGGTGACCGTGATCCACCGGGAGACGCAAAAGCGTTTCCTCGACGATCCGGCGTCGTTCGACCTGAAAACCATGCACGGGCGGATCGTAATGGGCCGCTCGCACTACGAGTGCGTCGTCGCCTGCCGTTGCCGCATGGGCGACCGCCGGGTCAAGCAGGGCACGCGCCGGATCGACGACTCGTGGTGCCTGGCCAGTCTGGCGCCAGAGCAGATCCACGCGTGGCTGGTGAAGTTTCGGGAGTGGTGGCTGGAGCGTAACCAGTCGCAAGGGGAATTGGAATTTTAGGAGGAAACCCATGGCGTCGAGAAAACGAGAGTTCGATCTGGCCGAGTGCTACGCGTTGTGCGATTCGTGGTTGCGGCAGGGCACGTTCGCGGGCTACTGGCTCGGCCGGCTGATTCACGAGGTGGCTCGGTTGCGCGGGCTGCTGTCGATCGGCCGCGTGGCGATGGCGTTCGGTCTGAAGCGGGAGAAGCGACTGCGGGCGAGGATCGCGAAGCTGGAGGCGCAGGTTGTCGTTCGCCAAGCCCTTGATGACCGACCGCTTGACGACGATCTGAACGTCCTTTGGAATCGTTGCGATGCTCGCGCGCCGTTGTCCCTGGCGGATCAGCGCGAGTTGTACGACTGGCTGCAAGAGAAAGACGTGACTATCAGCGACTACGACAAGAAGATCGTGGATCGCGACAAGAAGATCGTGGGACTGGAGACGGAGATTGTGGCGATGTTGTCTACCGGCCTGCTGCTCAACGCTCGCTGGGTAGGTGGATGGTGCGTCGTCTATCCCAACAGCAACTTCGATACACAGTGCAAACGACTCGTGGAGCTTGGAGCCTGGAAGCGTAAGCTCTTCTCCCTCGACAACACAGTTTCTTACCGGCCGATTGAATCTCAAGAGCTGGCGGAAAGCGGCGCAGAAAGGAGCGAGCGATGACGCCAATTGAATTCTTTGTCCCCGGCAAACCGCAAACCGCGGGCAGCAAGCAAGCTTTCATTCGCAGTGGTCGAGCGATCGTCACCGACGCGAACAAGAAGACGAAACCATGGCAGGCACAGGTCGCGATGTTCGCCAGCCAGGCGTATCAGGGGCCGCTGCTCGACTTCCCTTTGATGGTGTCTATGGTGTTCTTTCGTTTGCGGCCGAAGGGTCATTTTGGAACGGGCAAGAATGAAGGCGTCCTCAAGAAGAACGCGCCGATCGCCCCGGCGGTTATGCCAGACTTGCTGAAGTGGACCAGGGCCGTCGAGGATGCCCTCACAAAGGTCGTTTGGACGGATGACGCACGGATCGTCGTCGAGCCCCTACAGAAGGTCTACGCGACGGTAGAGGGCGTTGCCGTGCAGATCAGGGAGGCGGATAGGATCGACGTTGCGTGGCCGAGGTGGGCGTGTGAACTGATAGCGAGAGATGAATCATGGTGACCTGGCGGCGCGGGACCTGGACGCCGAAGTACGCGAACCGAGACTTTTTTGAGGAGGCGGAAAATGGAGATTCAACGATACAGCCGAGGTAAGATGGCGAAGGATGACGAGGGATCCTTTGTTCTGTTCGACGACGCTTGCGCCGCGGCCGCCCGGGCTGTCGAGAAGGCGGTTGTCGCTGCTCTTGCTGCGATTACCTTTAACGCAATCACGGCGAGAATCCCGGCTGACGTTGACGACCATACTGTACGACTAGTTATCGGTCGCATCCGTAAGATACTTCAGCTGATTGAATCTCAAGATTCGGAGAAGCGATGACCACCTGGCGAGAGAAGGCAAGACCGAGACTTTTTTGAGGAGGGAGGGAAAATGGGTATGCCACACGAGTGGTCGGAAGAATGCGATGAGCCGCGGGACGACATTCCAGACCGGCTTATCAGCCAAGAGGAGTCGGACCGACGAGATCCTGACTTTGAGCCAAACTTGCTCGATCCGGATAGGGGGCCAGACTGGTGACCTGGCGAGAAGACGCACGACCGATCATCGCGGAAGTGATTGCCCGCGTCGGCACGTCCGACATGAAGGCGTTGCGGCGAGCGTTGCGCGAGGCGTTCCCCTGGGGGGACGTGAGCTGGCCGCGCAAGATTTGGCGCGACGAGGTAAAGGTACAGCTCGGAACGAAGAAGAAAACGCGGCGAGGGAAACGGAAGTCGCGACGTAGCGACGAAGATCAACCAACACTTTTTTGACGGAAGGAAACGAGACCATGGCCAAGAAAAACCCATCGTTCAAGACCAAGGGCAAGCTCGGCAAACCGAATATTGGCAAAGAGTCCAACAGTATCCGCCTCACGATTCCGGAGTCCGGGAAGTTCAGCTACGAAGAGGCCCGGAAGTTCCTGCTGAAGTCGCGCCTGGCCCTGACTATCCGAGAGGGCGATCCAGACGCGCCAAACCTTCCCGGCATCGAGCATGAGCAGGTTAACGTTGAAGCGGACTGCCAGGAATTTACGACAACCGAAACGGGATTCGGTGTCACCTTGAATTTCGGCCAGGGACTCGACGATCACAAACTCCTGGACTTCAAGTTCAAGGACGTCTACGTCATTGCGGAGAAGATCGGCGACGCGCCGAAAGCGGAAGAGACGGCCGCATGATCGAGAGGGACGTGGCTCCGTGGCAGAACGGCAATGCAGGCCGACGCGAAACACGGTCGGGGATTAAGCACCCCGTTTGCGAGGTTCGAGTCCTCGCCGGGGCCATTTATGAAACGAAACGCACAAACGCTGAAGGTTCATGTCCGCTGGATGATCCGGCGCGACATGCCCGAGGTCTTCGAGATCGAAGAGCAATGCTTCGAATTTCCGTGGTCCGAAGAGGACTTCATCCGTTGTTGGCGGCAGCGAAACACCATCAGTATGATCGCCGAACACGATGAGCGAGTCGTCGGCTTTATGATCTACGAACTGCACGAGAAGCGGCTGCACATCCTCAACTTTGCGGTCGGGCAAATCTGGAGGCGCATGGGCGTAGGGTCGCAGATGGCGACAAAGCTCGTCGGGAAGTTATCCCGGCAGAGGCGCAATCGCATCCTGCTTGAAATTCGCGAGACCAATCTCCCGGCGCAGCAGTTCTTTCGCAAGGCTGGTTTTCGGGCAATGTCCGTCATGAGGGATTTCTACCAAGACACACCCGAAGACGCGTATCTGTTCCAGCGTGATTACTGTAGGGCAAGCATGAGTGCGAAATGAAACGCAAACGCAGAATTCGCGGGCATCGACACGCCGGCAAGAGACGGAACCTGTCGCGGAAGATGCTCGCGAAGCTGCGGTTACAGAAGGAGCGAAGACGATGTTGACTAAAGAACTGATCGGCGCGATGCGGACGGGAACGGCGGAGGATATCTGCCGAGCAATCGACGCTCTAATGGAGGGTGACTGGGATGGGCTTGAGCCAGTCGATGCTGAGGCGTCGATCGCCAGGGTCATCGTTGCCGCACGGGACAAGCCGGAGGATGCTGACCTGACAATATCGGCAAAAGCCGACCTCGCGGCCGAGGATTACAGACTGCGGATGGTTCGTATTGGCGTGATACTGACAAGCGAGGAATTGAAAACTTTCCGTGACGGGGTCAGGGCGGGATTCAGAGCGTTAGGATAGCGAGGGAGCCTACCCCTCCCGCTTGACGATCTGCCGGATCGTGCCCGAATTCCACGTCTTGCCCCGGAAGTCGACGCCCTCCCCGTCTAGCGTCCTCGCGATCGCAACACTGGTAAAGCCTTGCGAAATCATGCCGAGGATGCGGCCGATCGTGGCCTGCTCAGCCTCGTTGCGCCGTATGCCGGTCGGCAGGCCGCTCAGCTTGTGCAGCTCGCTGTCCGGGTCCACTTCCCAGCCGTACCGTATGCGGTCGATGCGACCCATCCGCCGGCCCTTGCCGTTGCCGTCGTCCTGGTAGTCGAGCATCTTGTCCGACGTCGCTTCATTGCCAATCTCGCGAAAGCCCTGGTCGATCGCCGCCATGATGGTATAGATCATCCGGCCGTGTGGCGTGGACGTATCGAACATTTCGGTCGCCGACGCGAGTTGTGCGCCGCGACGTTTCAAGTCCTTGGCGATTTGCAGCCGGTCGATCGTGTCCCGGGACAGCCGGCTGAGCGAATAGACGACCAGCACGCCGGATTTTCCGAGGCGCTGAGTGTGGTCGATCGCCTTGACGATGCCCGGCCGGCGCAGGTCCTTACCGCTCACGTCCGGATCGTCGTAGACCGCAGCGACGTCGTGTTTCAGGAACGCGGCGAACTCGCGGCAACGCTTCACTTGCGATTCGATGGTTTCGGTGGTCTCGCTCTGGTCTCTCGGCCGGGGCGAGAATCGAGCGTAAATGATAGCCTTCATGGTTGGGGGGTTCCTTTCGGTTCAGCCGGTCATCAGTTTGGAAAATGGGACTTGATTCGCCGCTCGTTTCCCGTCTCCAAATTCGAGGGTGCAATGCTTTGTCCCGACCAGCCCGGAAACAATCAGCGGTGTCCCGGCCGGTATGTCGAGCCCGCGACGATCTGACGGTATAGGTTCTTTCGTGATAACAGTGGTACCGATGTACCGTTTCATGGGGTTCTCGTTCATCGGTCAGGTTCCTTTCGTGTTGGTGAGTAGGAAACGGAAGTTATTCGAGCCGCAGCTTGTGATTGGGCTTGGGCGGGGTTTCGTTGGTCGCTTTGGCGATGGCTTCGCGAAACACCTTGCGGTAAACCTGTATGTTTTCTCGTGCTACCTTAGACCTGGGGGCTGGGATTGGCATCATCAAGGCAGCTTGGCACGCGACCAACAAGTCAGGCGCGGCCGCGATCAGTAGGCCATCGGTTGGGTCAACATCCTCCGCCACGATTTTTGCGGGATTTAAGGCTATGATCGTCAGTTTTCCACGCTTGCCGCCTAGATATTGGCCGTACGCAGAAGTGGTCCACGGGCCAGGTGTGTGCTTTGCCATCGCTCAGGTTCCTTTCGGTTAGGGTTATCGTCGCCACACGGCCCGCTGTTTGTCCCACGAGAAGCCGCACGCTCGCAAGTACCTCACGCACTCGGTCGGCGTCCGCAACGTCTCCACGGGCCCCAGGCGAGCCTCGTAGAGCAAATAGGCCGGCTCGCCGAAGTCGACCATACCGCGCATGTCGTAGATGACGACCTCGGCCCAGTGTCGGTAATTTCGCTTGTCCTTGCGCACTTCGTCGGGTAGACTGTCCATCTGATGGTTTCCTTTTGGGTTGAGGGGGAACAGGCAGGCCGCGCCCAGTGTCATTCCCGGGACGCGGCCGTTTTTCGTTTCAGCCAGTCGCCTTTTTGATGGCTCCGTGCGCCAAACTCAGGGCGACGTTCGCGGATTCCAGCAAGTCGCCGTCGCTCCCTGTTTCGTCGCCTAGATGTTCGATGTGGCACTTGAGCGTACCCAATACTTCGCGGCAGTCTTTCAACGACTTCAATAATTCCGGCGAGGCCTCGATCAGTCGCGCGTTGGCCCTTGCCTCGCTCTGGTCATTGCATGGGTGTGGTACTGTCAAGGGTCCATCCGGACGACTTATCCGGTAGTCGATGCCGCTTACACTGGTAGGCTCGCAAGCCCAGGGGCCGGGTGTGTGCTTCGTCATAGTATTCGCCTTTCGTGAGAGTGAGGAGTGGAAAACAGCCGGGGACGCGCCGTCACGAGACGGCACGCGGACCGGAGGCTTTCAGGGTTCGTACGATGCCTGGATGGTCCGTTCAGCGTTGTCCACGGCACGGTCGATAGCATCCTTGCCACACTTGCGCGAGCAATAGGGCGGGCTGTCCGGGTCGATCTCGTAGGCCGTGTCGCCCGTGTCGAATGGGCAGCCGCATTCATCGCACGATAGGTCGCGTTCTATGATTCTGATTTTCTGCATTGTCTTGACTCCAAGGGTAAAGGAAACGGGAACCGGGGGACCGCGGCGCCACCCGCGGCCGGCCCGGGCGCCGTTCAGGCGTTTTTGTTCGCGTATTCGGCCCAGAAGTGTTCGGCCGTCATCATTTCGTCGGGGACGTCCTCGGGGTTTGTTGCGCACCGGCCGCTGATGCCGCCGAAAGCCCTTGCCCATTTCGGCCCGGTTTGCTTTCGTTGCCTCTGGCAGTCGGTTCTCGACACCAAGAATCCGATGCGGTGACGGCCTTGCATTACGGCTGCTTCGCGCAGTTCTGGGGTCGGGCATTCATAATCAACTGGAAACTCTTTGCAGCTATGGCGGCCTTCAAACACACAACGGGCCGTGTAGACCATGCCGCTGTACTCAGCCAGTTCTTGCGCGGTCATTACGCCGAAGTCTCTTGGGGCTTCTGTGCCCATGGTACGATCTCCTTTGCAGGTGAAAACGGAAACGGGATCCGGCAGACCGGGGCGCAACCCCCGGAAAGCCGGCGACCGTCACGCGGCGACAACTCGCTGGTCCATCGACGATACCTGGCGGGACAACGGTGGCGACTGAAACGCGACCGCGTGACCACCATCGGTGCAAAACTCCAGGTAATCGGTTGCGTCCTGCAAGCAATGAAATGTGGCGATGCACTTCCAAGGCAAGATGTCTTCGGCGTTTGTCGGCCGCTCGATCCATACAAGGTACGGCTGGGGACAGGTCTGCTTGGAAGCACGGGACGGGGCGTTTTTTCGATCGTTCATTGTGAATACTCCAAAACTGAGGGGGACAGGAAAACAGAAGCCGGGGCGAGGGTTCAGCCCTCCACCTTGGGCGCCCACGCATCGCCGATCTTGGCGTGCTTGGCAATGGCATCAGACTCCGACAGACCGGCGAACCGATCAGCGTTGCAGCAATTCGGCCGCATCCTGTCGGGGTGGCAGCATTGATCGACCAGCCCCGCAACGATCCACACTTGTAGATCGTAGTTGAAGTGGAGATCCCGCTGGGGCAACTTGCCGGTAGAGACCGGCTGAGATACGATAGACATGGGTGAGCCCTCCGAATTCAAGGTTCCAGGGTTTGCCCGGCGCCCGGCTACTACCGGGCGCCACTTTTATGCGCCAGGTGACCGGCGCAGTGGGCTTATGTCCTAAATCTATCGTCCACGTGGAACCGAGTCAAGAACATTCCCGGCCGTCGGACACGATTCGGTTTTATTCGCCGTGAAACGTAGGGGTTTGGGCCGGAAACTATTTTGCGGCACGAGACTTGCAACAGGGGTTACAGCATCAGGCCGATTTGACAAGGGTGCGATTCAACGTCAGAATTAGAGCAGGCGGGGTGATGCCGCCAGACAGACGATCTAAAAGCCGGACGTGACGGGCATCACCCCCGAAGCGAACCCGGCTTTTCTTATTGAGTGAAGTGAGTAGCGTCCGCCGTTTGTGTGGTTGCGAGTGGATTCCCGCCGTTCGTCGGGTTCGTGGGCCACTGATAGGCCGCAATCATGCCACCGCAAGGAAACGGCGGACGCCGCGCACTTCAGTAGCGGACGCGACGAAAGGAAACCTAAGCAGCCGAGCCCGTGGCGGGGCCTACTCCTTCCACCATCAGGGCGCGCCGAAAGGCTTGCGGCTGTGGATACAATGGACGTTTGACGGGGCGCCGCAATGGGCGACAAGCCGCGGCTTTGTGACGGCCGGGCCCGCTCAGTTGCAATTGCGACGTCCCGCCGAGCGTCCGGGCCCGCAGAGGGCGACCGATCGAAGTGGCCGCGGTAGACAGCCACGGTGAGAGCCGTAGACTTGATGGCCACAAGCGCAGTCTGGGATCCCGGTGATACCACCATATTAAGCCGGGACAGCGCAGCCAATAGTGCTGGCGGGGTGTGGATCGAGTTGCAGCCCTGATAAGTGTGGCCTTGCCACGGCGCCGCTGCGCTTCGGCTACGCCGAAGACAAGCCAAACAGCACGGGAACAACGCGCAAACAACCGCCAAACAACGGGGGAACGATCATGTTCATCGAAGTACAATGGGTCGACGCTCGGACCGATGACGGTTGGACCGAAGAATGCGACCTGGACCACAGACTCGCCGAAATCACGACCCTCGGCCACTTGATCCGCGAGGAAGACGGCGTCTTGTGTATGGCCGCTTCCAGAGACAAGCACACGGGGCAATTGAGCGGGATCGTGTACATCCCGCTCGTCTGCGTGATCGCAAGGCGGGTGATCGACGAACAACGGGGGAACGTGACGTGAAACTCTGGGAAATGATCGCGCTGGGGATGTTGGCCGCGATGCTGGCCGTCGTTGTTGGCTACGAGGTGGCCAAACTACTGATCCGCTGTTTGACCGCTGTTTGACCCCTGTTCGAGCCAACATCGCAGCACGCACGGCACGGGGCAGAGACGGCAGGCCAGCCGCTATTGAGACAAACCATGATACTGGTCTCAATAGCCAGAAAACCCTGAAAAGCAGGCCCTCAGATTGAGCCACAGCGAGCGCAAACAGGTCAAGACGACCTCAGATACCCTTGATTTCGGGGGTCAGTGATGGACAGTCTCAATAACAGCGACGCAAGCGCGGGGCAGGGGGCACGACAGTTTGCGACATGGTAGCATGGCGCTACCATCCACGCCAGGCGCACGCGCGGCAGGTGGCGACGTGACATAAGGGGTCGCTTATGCTTGGGGAGAGGCGATGTAAGGTGAGCAGTGGCAAGGGGTTACGATGATAGCACGGCAGGGCAAAACGATCGCGCACGGCCAGAAACCGAACCGGACCCCCCACCCGGTCGCGGTAGGACCCATTCAGTTAGCCCGTTCGATGCGCTGCTGATTTTTCACTTGTTAAACTGGGTAAGGAGGTTCGTTATGCAGAAGAAGCCTGACATTTGGGACGACACGCCGTTTCACACCAGCCGCAACACAGTGCTTGGTGCGTTGGCTTGCTGGGCGGTGCGGCAGTCGCCGTACTTGGTTCCGGCCGGTCTTGCGGAGGCGGTACACGAGTTTAGTGTGGCTTTTGGAATTGACGACGATGGATGCGTCGGGGTATTTGAAACCGACTGCCAGCGGCTTCGGAAGCAGGTGTTTGAGTGCTTCAGCGAGTGTTCGTCGATTCTCGCTTGGAACGAGTGCAAGAGCGGCACCACCCCTGCGGTCGTGGGTTCCAGTCGGTACGATCGGCCGCACCCCGACAACGACATCATCGACTTGGACGCACTGGCCCGGAACATCGCTCACTCGATCACCGTTGAGGAGAAGTACGAGCAGGAGCACGGTCCCGTCATGGTGTAGCTTGTTCGATGCGCTGCATATTTTCCGCATGTTAAAGTAGGTAAGATGCCATGATCGAGCACACTGTCCTCTGCCCTGGGTATGTTGGCGGTCCGTCAGGCCGTTTGCGGGGCAATTACACCACGACTTCGGATTTATCACATATTCGGATGGATTGCCGGTTCTGCGGTGCGGATCTGTCTGGTTTCGCGGTGGCGACTCAGTTGGTCTTAGGCTACGACGGGATCGACTATTGCCGCAAATGCAGTTCGGAACATGGGAAAGAACAGTTGCGAGACACGGCGTACCAGATTGCACCGCCGCCGCTTCCTGGAGAGCAGCTTACAACTGCGTAGCCGTTCAAGTGTTAAGCTAGGTAACCCTGAAAGGAGTTGATTATGTCCAGGCGAGAGACGACGGAGAAGCTGTTGGATGCGTACGACGAGGCGTGCATCAACCCGGCAAGAAGTTGCATGGAGCCCCGCGATGCACTTTTGGACTTCTGCTGTCCTGAGCCTTGTCCTGACCGTTGCGCGGAGGCTGAGCGGCTGTTGGAGGTGCTGCGATGTGCAGAGGCAGCCTACGAAACTTTTCGTAGCGTGCCCCCTGCTCGCGTCCGTCCTAGCACTTTCGAGGTACGTGGTGCCGTTAATACCGCTCGAGAGGCTTTCTTGGACTTCTGCGAGCCTGCGCCCTGTCCAGACCGGCGTGCGGAGGCTGAGCGGCTGCTGCAGGCGTACAACCACGATCACACGAACGATCGGAGTGAAAGTGTGAAGGCTCTTCTGGACTTTTGCGAGCCTGCGCCTCCGGTGTTGAACAGCGAGCGGGTGTCGGCGTTGGAGAACGCGGCGCACCTATGTCGCATCCATGGCCGTAGTGGCGGCGGTCTTATTTTGGAGTCGGGGGAACACGTTGATCTTCCGTCCGTCGCCAGGACTCTGGACGGGATCCTTACCGGTCCAGTCATTTTCGACCACGAGGTGCCGAAGCCGGTGTTCTCGCCTGCGGAGGTGTCGGCTTTGGCGGAATCGGCGACGTTCCTGCGGGCATCAATCCCTGTGGATAACCCCAACACCCGGTTCTCCGAGGTCGCCGACGTCCTGGACGGTATCCGCGAGGGCGCGGTGGTGCAGGAGCCTGGGCCTGTGGGTCTGTGGCCTGAAGAAATAGTGGCTCTGGGCGAGGCGGCGGATATTCTCCGGCTACGCATTGTGCAGAAGGCGAGGGCGAGGGCGAGGGCGAGGGCGAGTGTTTTGTCGCAGATGGGCGAGTCGGAAGTAGCTCGCTTTCACGAGGGCTACGCCAAGGCCCTGGACGGTATCCGGGAGCGGGGCGTGGTGCAGGAGCCTGTTTCGCTGAGCCCACTTCAATTGGGGATCGTAGAACGAGCGATTTACTGGTTATCAGAGCGGCGTGGTGGTGAAGACGCTCAACGTAACTGCGCCGAGGATTTGGGGAAAATGATTTCTGGTGATCTTGATGGGCAGACTTGGAGTAGCTTGCTTAAAGAGCGAGACTCGCTAAAACTGGAAGTAGCCACCCTTGGCCGGCAGATAATCGATCAGAAGTATGCTCTTGCGGCCGCGGGCGTGCAGGAGCCTGGTCCGACGTTCGCGGCTGTGGTGGCTGATCGGGACCGTCTGGAGGCGGAGGTGATCGACCTGAAAAGCCGTGGAGTCGTTTTGCTTGTTGAGCGGGACGCACTGGAGGCGGAGAACGAGAGCCTGAAGGACGTCATTAAGCGGCAAAATAAGTCGATTGCGGAAATGACGTCGGAGTATGATCGCCTGGCGGGAGAGCTTCTCATTGCGGAAAAAGAAGCCACAAAGGCCGTTTGCGAGGCAAGCGAGTCTGCCCCGGCCGAACTGGGGGAGTTGCTGCGCGCGGTGCAGGGAATGGCTTTTGATTACGAAAGACTCAAGATGCAGCGGGATCAGTTGCTGTACAGAGAACAACGGACGCGTGCAAATCAGGACCTCGATCATGCGGCCGGCGAGATGAGAGTCGCTCGCGAGGCCGTCGAGAAGGCGTTTGCGGCCCGGAAGCCTGCCGAGCCGTCCTAGTCTTGCCAGATCCCCGGATCGTGCGTATGGTGGAATAGGAGGGTAGTGAGGATGACCGAGACGCCAATCAGCATCGAAGCAGCGCAGAAAAGCGTGCCGAAGGTCGTCCAGCCCGAAGAGCCGGCGTTCATGCCGATGACTCCGGAAGAGAAGTCCTTGCACGTGACTCGGCTCCAGAAGGAAGGCCGTTGGCCGAAGTTCTGTACGCGCCGCGAGGAGATTCGCCTCGAACAGAAGGCGAAGGGCGTCAGGGGGCCCCAGGCCAACGAGACGTCTTGGCGGCAGGCGCTGGAAGAGTTCCCGCCGGAGAAGGAAGAGCCCAAGGAGCCGGAGGCGACTGAGGAGACGCTCAGGCGGCTGGAGGAGAACAGCTCTGACATTGACATCCGGAAGGACGTCGAAGAGGCTTTTAGGAAGTTGAGGGTGGGGGGGCTGTCGATAAACAGCTTCGACCGCGAAGGGGCTTACCTGTTCTGGAAGGGCTACAAGGACAGCATCCGCGATTTTCTCAAAGAGTACGGGGTGAAGTACCTCGGGAAGTCGTCGGACGAAAACGACCCGAAGAAGCGGGACGAGCGGGACGTGGAGCTTGACGACCTGCATACGGCCATGGAGAAGGAGTTCCCGGTGGAGGGCGAGAAAGTGGCGTGTCCGGCGTGCAGCGTGCAGTTGCAGTTGCCGAACTCGCTGCGAACGGGCGATGACGCGAAGTCGCCGCAGTTCCATTTACGGGTAGCTTGATGAGCATGGAGAAAGCCGAGTTCGAGAGGCGTTGGTGTGAGGGCAGTGACTTGCGCGTCGCCGACTTGGCTGGTGTCGGGTTGCACGCTGAGCCGTGCGACTGCGAAGAGGACGGGTGCAAGGGCTGGCAGATGAAAGGTCCCCAAGATGAAACGACGTGACGCGATCAAGACGGCGATCGGCAGCCTGCTGGGTTTCCTGGCGGCGCCGTTCGTTGCGAAGGCGGCTCCGGTGGAAATGCGGAGGCTTACCGATCCGCGTGGTCTCGACTTCAGCAAGCACAGGCCCGAGTTGGATACGTGGGCGTCTGGCACGTACGAAGACGGGGAGATATACGGGATTCGCTACTGGTTGGAAAATGGGAAGGACGTTACTGCAAAGTACGATGCCAAGGTCAAGGCAATGAAAGCAGCCAAGCCATGAAACGCCGTAACTTCATCACCGCCGGGCTGGCCATCTTGGCCGCGCCGTTTTCGCTGTCCGCCAAGCCGAAACTGTCGTCGGATCCTCGCATAGAAGCGATGTGGCGGGCGAAATTCGCACTTGAGAGAATGGACCCCAGGAAACTTGCGGCGATGCAGAAGGCGGCCGGTCCGTGGCGGATCGTCAAGCAGAGCGAGGATGGGCGGGTCGTACTGGAGCGGGAGGGTTATTCACCGGTGCCTGATGGTTCTTCCTTGGACTGGGTGATGGGGCACGTTATCGTTGATTCGTCCGGTGCAGCCGTTTCGGTGTCGATACTGACAAGCGGGTACAAGGTGAGCAGGAACTTGACGCGGGGTAGTGCAGTTGGCAGCACGTCTGGCGCATAACCAGCAGCTCGCGGGTTCGAGTCCCGGCCCCGCCATTTGAAAGCGAGCATAGGTCGACCAGGTGGGTTGTGGGTCGAATGAGGCCGAGCATGCACAAGCCCGGATGGCTCGGTTGTGACCGGGACGAAGCCCGCCACTTACTGCCCCGGTAGTTTAACAGGCAAAACGCCCAGGGAGGGTAGACAGTGCCCTTAACTGGGAGATCCTGGTTCGAGTCCAGGTCGGGCCACTTTATGTGGGGCGCCCCTGAAATAACGGGGTCGCCGAAATGACACCGACGAAGAGTACGCGATGCCTAATGGTTGGTTGAAGGGCACAACCCGCGACGTCACAGTCATAGGCGATGAGGTGGGATTCCTTTGCCCTGCTCCTTTTACCGCGAGGAAAAACCTATGGCACACCAGAAGAAGCGTTCGGCCGCCGCGAAGAAGAAGATGGGCACGCCGAACAAGTCGCCGACGAAGCACACGTACACGAACACGAAGCCGAAAGCGAAGAAGAAGAAGGCGTACTGAGCATGCGGTTCGAGGAAGCACTTGCCGGGATGCGAAGAGGCCACGAGGTCACCCACGAGGACATGGAGCCGATCGGCGGCTCCTTGCGGTTGGGAGACTGGCAGGGAGAAGAGACAATCCTTTACGTTACGGAAGGCGGCATACACTTTCCTTGGGACGTGCAACTGAACGACTTGCTTCGGGAAGACTGGAAGCTGGAGGAACCGGACGATGGCGCTTAAAACGCAGTCCCTTGATGATTTTCTTCCCAGACACGATTTCATTGATCGCGCTCCTTGCTTTCGTTGCGATGGTTGCCGCAGGAGGATTCCGATGGCTAAGCTAGTGGCACGCGGGAAAAAATCTTTCTGCGGAGATTGCGACCCCGGATAGAGGAACTAACGACCAACTGACAATCTAACGGGACAAGCGTGAGCTCGTCATTTGAGGAGACGCGATGTTGATTCAACTCCACCAAGACCACGCGGACGGGACAAGTGAATTCATAGCTCAGAGCGATGACTTCGGCGATATGCCCCAAGCGGAGTTCAGCAAAAAGCTCCGCGCTTGGATAGAGGGCGTTCAGGGGCGGCATTCGTTACCGGAAGGTTCCAGTTGGCACGTGCATAACGAGAAGTCGCCGAAGTTCATGCTTGCAGCAAACCCGAAGTCGACCGAGGAACAAACGACCGCTTAACAATCTAACGGGACAAGCGTGAGCCGGCAGGCTCGGCGCAAGTCAACGCAAAAGCCCATGCGGGGCCGCATACCCGCGTGGGCTTTTTTCGTTGCGCTTGTCCCACGTACACGAGGTGAGTGATGAAGGCCAAGCCGTTGAAGATGGCGGACGGGAGTTACGCGCCGTGCGAGCCCACGGAAGCCACTCACGTTCAACTCAACATGCCCGGGCCTATCCCGAGCAGGATTATTCCGGTTCAGGTCAAGGGCCCTCGGAAAGGTTTGCCCAACTGGACGTGGAATGGCGACGTTGACAAGCCGACACTGAAGCCGAGCATCCGGTCATTCATTTCGCCCAAGGAGATTCGGTGTCATTCATCCGTAAGCGATGGGCAAGTTCAGTTTTTGAGCGACTGCACGCACGAATTCGCAGGTCAGACTTTGGACTTACTGGACGTTGAGTGAATTGAAAGACGAATGGTAGCCCACGACCACAACACGAAAACGCCGTACATCCACCTGGTCCCGAAAGACCCGGCGGAGAATCTGCGCTTTCGCCGGTGGGTGGCCGACCAGTGCAGGGGCAACCCGCGGCGGCAGGCGCAGTTGAAAGAGATGTGCCGCAGGGATCTGCTGTTCTACATCAACGTGTTCTGCTGGGTGTTGAATACCAAGGACTTCGCCAAGCAGCCCGTCCGGCCGTTCTTGTCCTGGTTGGATCAAGATCGGGTCATCTTGGATATGCAAGCAGCGTTTGGCGTCGAGGATCTGCAAGTCGTCAAGAGCCGCGACATGGGCGGTACGGAACTGAGCATGAAGGCTATTGAGTACGGATGGCATTTTCATGATTACCAGTCCTTCCTGGTCTGCTCGCGAAATGAGGACCTGGTCGACAAGACCGGAGACACGCGAACGCTCTTCCACCGGATCGACTTCACGCACAAGTTCCAACCGACGTGGCTGCTGCCCACTAGCCGGGCTCTGGGCGAGAAGGATCCGAACCGGATCAACAACCACGTTAAGAACGCGGACAACGGCTCGGTGATTGACGGTACGGCGACCACGCCGAATATGTCGGTCGGCGACAAGCGGACGGGCATCTTGCTTGACGAGCGGGCTCTTATGGAAAACAACGTGGCGATTTCGACGGCGACCCGCGAAGCGACCAAGTGCCGGCTGAGTAACAGCACGCCGCGCGGCACCACGGGGGACGGTGCCGAATTCTGGCGTCTCTTCAAGAGCCCGCATACCAAGACGGTTTGCCTTTGGTGGTGGATGCACCCGGACAAGCGCCGTGGCCTCTACACGAGTTTCGGCCAACGGCTGGTGAAGCTCGATCCGGATTACGAGTATCCAGCCGATTACGAGTTCATCCTCGACGGCGACAAGTGCCAGACGATCAACGCATACATGATGGTCGAGGGCGTCAAGCGGAAGATGCGCTCGCCGTACTACGACTATGAGTGCGGCCGGGCGTCGAGCGACCAGGAGATCGCGCAGGAGCTTGACGGCGACTTCCTGTCGTCCGGCTGGTCGTTTTTCCGGATCGAAATGCTGGAGAAGCTCAAGGCGAAGTACGGCCGGCCGCCGGTCCACGTCGGCGAGTTGTCGTTCGATATCACGTCGCTTCGCACGGCCGAGTGGCGGGATGAGCCGCAAGGCCGGTTGTCGCTCTGGGGGAATCTGTCCGAAGATAAGCGGCTGCCCCTGGACCATCAGTACGTCATCGGGATGGACGTCGCCACCGGCATCGGCGGTGAAATGTCGAGCAACTCGGCGATGAGCGTATTCGACAAGACCATGGGCGAGAAGGTGGCCGAATGGGTAAGCCGTACCACGTCGCCGGAAGACATGGCGAAATACGCCATGGCGCTGGGCTATTGGTTCAACGGCGCCTTGCTGATTCCCGAATCGAACGGGCCCGGCGGGCAACTTATCAAGGTGCTTCTCGAATTGGGGTACCAGAATCTCTTCTATGGCTTGCGCGACGACCTGGCGTATGGCCAGAAGCCGCAACGCAAACCCGGCTGGGCCGCGACCAAGGCGAGTAAGCCGATCTTGCTGGGCGAGTACGGCCGGGCGCTGCGCGACGAGCGGTTTCCGAACCCGTCGCTCGAAGCGCTGAGGGAAGCCGGCGAGTACATGCACATGCCGAGCGGGAAGATCGAGCACTCCCGCACGAAGGGCGAAGGCGTCGGGCCGGCGGACGAAGGCGAGAACCACGGCGACCGCGTGATTGGCGACGCGCTGGCCTGGCTTGGCTCCAGGGACGTGAAGGTCGAGCGGGCCAAGCCGGTGGATGAGATTCCTCCGAACAGCTACGCGTTCCGGCAACAGCGGCGGCAGGCAAAGCGCAAAGAGAGGAAACAGTACGCATGGTAATGCTCATTTCCACCGGTTATGTCCTCGACGCCAGGAAGCTCCGTACGGACATTGACTGGTCGATCAAGGAACTTGCGAAGTTTCGCGATGCGAGAGGGAAGTTTGAGCGCCAGGCGGCGGGGCACCACTACGGCGACAACCTGGAAGAGAGCGATCCGAATCCAGTCAACTATATGGAGCTGGCGGACACGATCTACCTGCAACAGCTTGCGTCCAGTTCGCCGCAGATCAGCGCGAGCACGCCGCACAAGTCGCTCAAGTCCGCGGCGGCCGATATAGTTCTAGTGGTCAACCACATCCTTCGGTCGCAAAACTTCAAGGGTACGCTGCGCGAGGTCGTGCATGACGGGCTGTTCGGGATGGGGATTGTGAAAATCGACCGCGTCCCCGATTCGCACGTTGATATCGAGGACGAACGGATCGAAACGGGTAAGACGACGATCACGCCCGTCGACCTGGACGATTGGGTTCAGGACATGAAGGCCAAGCGGTGGGACCAGCAGGGCTACCGGGGCCATCGCTACTGGGTTCCACTCGACGAAGTCCGTAGCGATCCACGCAACAATCCGGACGTCGCAGCGAAGTTGCAGCCGTCCGACCGGGATGAGAACCTGACGGGCGGCGAGCGTGGCGTCGAGGAGATGTCTCGCAGCGGGACCTCGGAAGAAGGCGATTTCGAGAAACTGGTTGAACTTTGGGATATCTATCTGCCGAGACAGCGGTTGCTGGTAACGCTTACGACCAGCCCGGACCTGGAACCTCTCAGGGTGATCCAGTGGACCGGCCCGCCGCATGGCCCGTTTCGCCGGATCGGGTTTCGCCATGTCGCGAACAACGCCATGCCCGTTCCGCCGGCGAGCTACTGGTATTCGATGCACGTTATTGGAAACAATGTGTTTAACAAGTTGGCCGATCAGGCTCTTCGGCAAAAGACGGTGTTGCCGGTGCCGATGAGACAGCTCAAGGACGGCGAGCGGACCATCGAGACCACGGATGGCGAGGCGTTTGGCGTCGAGTACGCCACGGGCACGCTCAAGGAGGTCAGCTACGGCGGGATCAGCCAGGTCAGCATGGCCTTCATGTTGACGCTGAACGACCTCCAGAGCCGCCACGCCGGCAACCTGGACCTGCTGGGCGGGCTGAGCCCGCAGTCGGATACGGTCGGGCAGGACAAGATGCTCTCGGATCAGGCAACGGGCCGGATCCGCGATATGCAGGACCAGGTCTTGGAGTTCGTGCGGGGTGTTGCCATGGACGTGGCGTGGCATCTCTGGAACGAGTCGGCCGTCGCAACTTTCCAGGTCGAAAAATCGACGCCAGGCAGTCTCGCGCCGCTGTCGATCGAGTGGAGCACGGCGAACCGGGTCGGTAATTTCCTCGATTACAATTTCGACGTCGACCCGTTCTCGGCGCGGTCCCAGTCGCCGAGCGATCGGTTGCAGACGCTCACAATGGTGTTCGAGCGGTTCGTCTTGCCGGCGATGCAGACGGGCGTGCAACCGGACATGGAAGCGATTCTGCGGCTGGTCGGCAAGTACGCCGACTTCCAGGAGATCAGCGACATCATCCAATTCGCCACACCGTCGTTCGAGGAAATGCGCGGGCCGGTTACGGGGGAGGCTAGGCAGTCGCCGGTGACGACGCGGACAAATATACGGGTCAACCGGGGCGGGGCGACCAGTGCAGGTAAGAACAAGGCAATGGTGTCGACGTTGCTTGGCGCCGGCGTGCAGTCGAAAGAGACGGACATGATCGGGAGGCCGGTAGGATGATCTATTGCTACGAGACACTTGATGGCGAAGTGGTTGATCTGGAGTTCCCGATGGGCGAACAACCGGATGATGTTTTACTGGAAGACGGTCGCCTCGTGACAAGGAGCTTCCAGGCTGAGGGCCGGTCGATCAGTACGGTGCCGAGCAACTATCCCAGGGAGTCGGACGCCATGGGCGTGGCCCCGTCGCAGGTGAAGGAGGCGTACGAGGCGTCGGTAGCGGCCGGTTGTCCGACGCAGTTCACGCGGGATGGGTCGGCAGTTATCACCGACGCGAAGCACGAAACGGCGCTGGCGCGTTCGTTGGATCTGAATCAACGGAACGGTGGCTGGAACGATACTTACACCCCGAGGGAAACGGGTTGAAACGGAAACACATTAACACGGGGCCGCCGAGTCGTTCGGCGGACCATATTATTGAAAGGTGAATGCTATGAGCGCGGGAACGGAAACAGCGGAACAAACGACGATTCCCGAGACGGACGAAAACGCCTCCGATCTGGCGGCCGAGTTCGGTCTCGATGAGCAGCAGCAGGCGGAGGAAACTTCGACTACCGTTGCTGAGGATGAGGAGAGCACGGAGAAGGAGACTGAGGTTACCGCCGGCGATGACCAACAGGCCGCCGGCGAAGGTGAAGTGGCAAGTGGGGAGGGTCCGGTCTTTCCGGATCACTTGCTCCGACGCGCCGGATTGACTGCCGAACAGGCGGTGGATTACGGCTTCGATACTTCCGAGTCGCTGCAGCGCGCGATGATGTTCGCCGGGGATGCCATTCAGGCATCCAGGCAACAGGCTCCGGAGCAACGCGACCAAGGCGATGCTACGGCCGATCGCGCCGGCGAGTCGAAGCCGGCGGATGGTGAGTTCGTACCCTTGAAGCTCGAAGTGAGCGACGACGACGTCGATGCGACAAGAGAACTGGCGTCGAAGTGGGAGTCGGCGATCAACGAGCGGCTCAAGGCCGATCACGATCGCATTCAGACGCTCAATGGCGAACAGGAGTCTACGCGGCAGGCTAATGCCGAATCGCACGCGGCCGAACAGGTCCGGCGGTTCGACGACGCGTGCGAGTCGATTGACTCCACGCTCTACGGTAAGGGTGACTACGGAGCGCTCGACGCCGCCACCAAGGCGGCGCGGGACGCGACGGAGGAACCGCTGAACGTCATGGTCGCCGGCTATCGCGCATTAGGGAAAGCCGCGCCGACCATGGAGGAACTGGCTGCCATGGCCCATCGTGTGGCGCATGGCGGAGAAATTGCAAAAGAAGCCACGCGCAAAATTGCCCAACAGCTTCGTGACAACCGGGGCCAGTTTACGTCCCGACCGACGCAACGCAAAGGCAAGGCGCTTACTCGTGACCAACAAGCTGAAATCAATCTTGGCGAGAGACTCGCGAAAATGGGTCTCCCCAGCGACGACGATCTGGATGACGACATGATCGGCGAGTTCGGCGACGGGTAAGGAGCGTGGCGTAACCATAAGGATTTCGGATTATGCCGACAATCACAACTGACGACTTGGCTGATCTGCTCGTGTCGACCCAGAAAGATCTGGGCGAGATGCGATTCAATCAGATTGCCACTCGTCTGCAAGACTACGAGGTGTTCCCGCATCTCTGGAAGCGCGAGAAGGTCGACTTCCAGGGCGGCGTGAGCATCTCGCGCAACATCATGGTCGACCACTCCGGTGCCGCCAAGCAGACTTCGTTGTTCGGCCAAGACCAGGTTTCCGTCAACGACGTGATGCAAACGATCGAGCGGCCGTGGCGGTTCACCACGACGAATTACGCCTACGAGCGCCGCGAACTGCTGATGAACCAGGGGAAGCGCCGGCTCATCAAGCTCATCAAGATTCGCCGGTGCGATGCAATGATCTCGCTGGTCGAGCACGTTGAGGATCAGTTCTTCGCGGCGGCGCCGGCCTCCACCGACGAGACTGAAATTCACGGGCTGAAGTATTGGGTCGTTTCCAATTCGAGTTCAACGCCCGGTTTCAACGGCGGCGCGGCCTCGGGCAATACCGACGTGGCCGGTCTTTCGCCGACGACGTACAGCCGATGGAAAAACTACACCGCGATTTACACCACCGTCAGCAAGGGCGACCTCGTGAGAAAGATGCGCACCGCCTACAAGAGGATCAGGTTCAAGAGTCCGATCTCGATCCCGGATTACCGGACGGGCAAGGGCGACCGTTACCGCATCTACATGAACGAGGACACGATCACCTCGTGGGAGACGCTGGCGGAGAACCAGAACGAAAACTTGGGCAAAGACTTGGCTCCGTACGACGGCAACACGGTGTTCAAGCGGAACCCGATCATCTGGGTTCCCAAGCTCGATGGTTCGACGTCGCCGACAAATCCGGTCTACATGCTGGACTGGAATTACATTCAGCCGGTGTTCCTCTCTGGGGATTACCTCCACGAAGAAAGGCCGAAGCAGAAGTTCGATTCGCACAACACGCTGGTTGTGCATATCGACTGCACTTGGAACATCCTGTTCACCGATCGCCGCTCCCAAGCCGTGCTTGCCACGACTGCCTGATCGGTTCGGTGAACTGGAGGTTTAACTAAAACAGAACTCCATTTGGAGGAAAAACAAATGGGAGCCGAAAAAACTGTTATTAGGGGCGACACGCAGAATGGCCCGTCTGGCCAAATCTGGCATGATTGTCCCATCGCTGACATTGCCCGCGACCCGTCTATCGGGTTCGGGTTCTATGATGATTTTCTGCGGTACGGGGACACGGCAACAACCGTTGCGAATGCCAGCGGCACGCCGACGTATGACGGCAGCAGTACCGTCAAGGGCCGCGCGGCGGCTGGAGGCGGTCTCGCACTGTTCAGTACGGATGACAACGAAGAGGCCGGGTTGGGGTCGGGTGGTGCCACGTCGGGACCGTTCATGATTCCCGCTGCAAAGTCCGGCGGAAAGAAGTTGTGGTTTGAGGCGCGCGTGAAGAAGAGTCTCATCACTAACAACGCCGCCGGTTTGTTCGTCGGGCTGACTAGTCCAGGCGCTATTGTGGCGAGCTTCATGGCTGCTACGGATTTCTCGGACGTGGACATTCTTGGCTTCTGGATTCCGGAGTCGTATGCCGGCGATGCTACCGACGGCGCGAACATTCACGTCGTTACCCAGAAGACGAGCGCCGCCTTTGACTACATCATCGAAGAGGCTGATACGCACGCCGAGGCGGACACGTTCCTCAAACTTGGGTTCAAGTATGACCCCAAGCATCCGGAGAACAAGCTCATCAGGTTCTACATTGACAATGTGGAGCAGAGTACGTTTGTTGCTGAACTCGCCGCCGACTCGACCGTCTATACGGCCGATGCCACGAACTTCCCCGGTGGGGAGCAGATGGCTCCTGGATTTGCGATGGAGGTTGGGAGTAGTAATGACTTCACGGCCACGATGGCATGGTGGAGGGCGTACCAGCTTTATTGAGGAAACTGAGGATCGCCGGCGGATGTGAAATGTTTCCGTTTCACTCCGCCGGCCCCTCTTACTCTAACTACGAAACGGAAACGGAACCATGGACGCACGATACGAGAGGTTTTATTACGCTATTCTCAAGGTCGAGACGCTCCCGCAAGAGCTTATCGACGAGCACGCAGAGTGGGACTTGCTGGTCAAGGCGGGCAACAAGCTCGGCTATTCCTGGACCATGGGCGACCTGGTCACCATCGCCAAGCGGGCGCTGGACATCAAGGTCGACCGGGAACGGAATGTGACGTTCACACCGTGCAGGAAACCGGCGGTGCAAGTCGAGGCAAACGGGACCGACTGGGAGAAAGTCGCGGTCGGGAGCTACGTGCAGCTCGTCGGTAGGAAGCCGCAGAGCCCGGGCGGCCCGATCCCAGTCGGTAAGTTCCTCGGCCGAGCCGAACGCGGCCGGCTGAAAATCGACGTCACGCCGGAGGGCACGGAGACCGCCAAGGACTTATTGCGCAGTGACGTGAAACTGATGGAGCCAAGCACATCGGAGGCGTAGCGAGATGGCCGAGAGCACACTGTCGGTAACGTGGACCGAACTGCAAGCGGAGCTGGGCTACCGGTTCGGGTACGGCCGCGCGGCGACGGGAGCGACCCGGCTGGCGAACCTGCTTGCCGCAACGCGGGGCGGGAACCGGCAGTTCCTGAGCCCGCCGATCCTGCCCGGGGAAGAGGTCGCCCACTCGTGGTCGTTCTTGAAGGTCTCGACGACGTTGACGGCGTGGGCCGACGTGGCGGCGACGGTGATGACCGGGGACACGACGGTTACCGCAGCGAGTGCGACGTTCTACCCGTCGATGATCGGTCACACGCTTACGGCGGTCGCGTCGGGTAATACGTACACGATCACGGGGTACACGTCAGCGCTTATTGTGACGGTGAGTTCGACCATGGTGGCTGACACGGGCCTTACGTTCACCATGACCGCCACGGGCGACTATCGGCTGCCGGACGATTTCGGCGGGTTCAACGAGCCGCTGCACTACAACGCCTCGTCCTACAACAACCACCCGATCCGCCAGACGGGCACGGGCAACATCTACGGACTGCGGCAACAACCTCTTGCGGCCGTCGTGGCGATCCGGCCGGAACTCTATGCGGTGTTGCCGCTGGCGTCCGCGGGCTTGACGGCGCAGCGGTCCGACCTGATGCTCTGGCCCACGCCGCAGAGCGACCACGTGTTGCGGATTCGCTACAAGGTCCAGCAAGAGCCGATCGACGATACGAACGAGTATCCGCTGGGCGGGATGGCGTACGGCGATACGTTGTTGGCGTCGTGCCTGGCGTACCTGGAGACGATGGTGCGCGGCGGGCAGGGGCCGCTGTGGCAGAACTTTATGACGCAGTTGGCTGCGAGTGTGTCGCGGGACCGGGCGGACAACGCGCCGGATATTATCGGCTACAACGGCAACGGTCCGCGGGGCACCGTTCGCAGATTACGGACTTCATCACTGACCATCAACGGGGTGGCGGTTTCATAAGGGGACAAGTTGCTATGTCAATGACGCGATACAGCCGGTGGATGGAGAACGTGGCGCTCAAGACCGATGCTACGACTCCCGTGATCGACCTGACGGACACGGCGTTCGGGGCGATTTTTATCGTGGCGAGCGAGAGCCAGGTGCTTTTGACCTACTGGGGCGCGCCCGATCCGGACGGTACGTTTCTTCCGCTTCAGGACAAGAACGGGAACGCAGTGACGCAGGTGGTGGCGCATACCAAGGCGTACCCGATCCTCGAAGCGGCGTTCGGTTGCCGGGCGATCAAGCTCTACGCCGATGCGGCTGGCTTGGTTGACATTTCTCTCAAGGCATGAACCATGCGACAACACTTACTACTGCCGGGCGGGGACTTCGAGCCGGCTGACTTTGCCGACTGCAAGCTCTGGCTGCGCGCCGACGGTGGCAACTTCACGAAAGACGGCTCGAATCTCATCTCGCAGTGGGATGACTTGTCGGGCCAGGGAAACCATGCACTGAACGCCGGCGCGGATGCGACCAAGCCGGCGTTCAGCGCCGACGAGATCTCCGCGGGCGTCGGCGCCGCAGTCTTCGACGGCACAAACGACAAGGCCACGATTACCAATGACGCATCGCTCGTTTTGGGGACCGGCGACTTCACGTACGTGTTCGCGATGAAGCTGACCACACCGGACACCAGCGGCACGCCTTTTGTTCATACCGCCACGGGCAACGGCACCGGCGGGGGAACGTCGCATGGCTACGATTTATTCCATCGCAACACCGCGCGGATTCAGGCGACGATCAACCTCGATGGAACACAATACACGCAGGATTTCACCGGCCTCGCATCGCCCCGGGTTTTAACGCTTATCACGCGCGTGGATCGGTCGGGGTTCATGCGAACCTACTTAGACGGCGTGGCCCACGGCACGCCAAGGGACATCAGCAGTCAGGTTGCGTTTTCGATCGGAGCGCCTGCGAGCGGCGTGATGCTGGCAGAACTCGCTAACGGCAGTTCGGATTGGGACAGCGCCATGGCGGAAGTGATTTTGTACAAGCGGCTCCTGACGGTAGGCGAGACGAACACGCTGGGCGAATACATGGCGGCGCGGTATGGCACGTCGTGGACCGACGTTACGGCTTAACAATTCAAGGCGCGTCGCGGGGCGGGCCGTACTTTCAGCATAGGGAGAAGAGGAAATGCCGCACAATGTACTAGAACGAGACCTGATGGAGGCGGACTTCGCGATCCAAGATCCCGGCGATGGGGGGACGATCAAGGTCCTGAAGAACTTCTGCCACGTTGCGCTGGTGACACTTTCTGCGGACGCTCTTAAGACGCGAGCGCTCGCTGATCCAGCCAGGGCCGGACTGCGGCTGACGCTGGAATTCAAGACGGACGGCGGTGACTGCATCGTGACCGCAGACAACGGCGTCGACCAGGCCGGCAATGCCGCGATGACGTTCGCCGACGCGGGCGACATCATCACATTCGAGTCGATCCAGACCGGGGACAACTTCCGCTGGCGGGCCACGAGCTATGACGGAGTTGCCGGGATTGATATTGGTCCCACGTCTGCGAACACGCATGGCGACGACATCGAGGAGAAGTTCGGCGATGCCAACGACGCCACGATGGATTGGGACGGGTCGAACATGAAGCTCCTTCCGAAGACGGACGATACGGGTGCCCTATACGTCGGCAACGGCACGTTGGACTGGGACCTGAAGTGGTGGTCCGACGCGGCGTTCGTGGACTTCAACCACGGCACGAAGATCGTCGAGTTCGATGCGATCGACCTGAAGCTGGGCGACAACGACAGCATCAACTTCGGCGACAAGGCCGGCAACGGCGACTTCACGTTGAAGTTCGACACGTCGAACCTGCAATTCCTGCCGGACGTGGACGACACGGGCGCCGTGCATATCGGCAACGGGACACTGAACTGTGACTTCAAGTGGTTCTCGACGACTTCCGGGGATTACGTCGAGTTCAACGCGGGCGACGACATTGTCAACTTCGTGGACATCGACATTGCGCTTGATGACGATGCTGAGTTCTCGGTTGGCGCAGGTAAGGACCTGTACTTCACTTCGGACGGCACAGACGGCTACATCAACAATGACGACAGCGGTCGCGTTGTGATCGGTAACACCTCCGCCGCCGTTCATCTAGGCGTATCTAACGGCGGTACGTTCGTCAAGAGTCGCCTGGTCCAGCATCAGCCGGATCGCGGTGCGGCAACCACGTCTGCCAGTTTGAGTGATGCCCAGATCCTCAGTGGAATCCTCATCGGGGCCACGAGTGCCGCCGCAAACTATACGCTGCGGACTGGCACGGAGATCGAAGACGCCCTCGAAGTCATTGTCGGCCCGATTGCGACCAATGATTCCTTCGAGTTGGTTATTGTCAACACCGGGGGAACGACTGGCTGGGATATTACCGTGCTTACGGCGGCCGGCCTGACGATCATCGGCAATCCGGTTATCGGTGCCCTTGCCGACGTTGCGACCGAGCAGGAATCGCAGGGCACGTTCCGGTTCATCAGGACGGCCGAGAATACGTTCGACGTTATTCGGGTGGCCTGATAACCCATGCCCAACGACCGCACCATCGCGTTGCTACCGCCCGTGGGCGGAATCAACCGAGCGGCGCCGTATCAGAGGCAGCCGCCCTATACGACGCCGAGCGCGCAAGACGTTCGCCCCTACGGCGTGCTCGAGGAGCGGCATCGGATCGGGTCGCGCCCGGGCCTGGGGGTTGCGTACCGCACGCAGTTGGGCTCGGGCAACCCGATTCGGATGGCCGCGACCCTGGACATTCAGCCGGCGGACGGGTTCACGTTCTGGGCGGATGACTTCAAGGGGTCGAGCCAGGCGGGCGTGTGGAGCGGGTCGATCCCGGGTGCCAATGGCCTTGTTGTTTCGGATGGCTTCGCGCAGGCAAATTGGCTGGATTTGCTACTGACCGGCACGGACGGTGTGGCAACAGCCCAAGACGTGCTTGACGATACCGGAGACGATGTGGACTGGAGCGTATACACGATTGAAGCCGGCGATTTGGTGGTCATCACGAACGGGACGGACGACATCAACGATGGAACGTACGTTGTTCAGTCGGTGGCGGCCGGTGCCCTGACGCTCACAACCAACTTTGCCGATGCCGGGCTGGCCGGAACCTGCACGTTCGCTGTCTACGATGCTCGTATTCGCGGGGCGGCGCGGGACGATGTGACCGATCTGGACGTGACCGAAGACTACGAGCTGGCTATCTGGATCACGCCCGACGTCGGGTCGCATCGCGGGCAGTATCGGATCTACGGCCGAATGGACTCGGCGCTGGACCCGTCTGCCGGGGCGAACGGCGGCGGGTTTATTCTCAACTTCAATCCGGCTACGGGCAGCGGCAACCATTCGTTTACGCTCTCGGACTTCTTGACGAACGGCAATCCTTCTGCAAATTCGTACACTCCGGCAGTTGTGACCGACGGTGGCCCGTCCCCCGGCTGGCTGGTTGTCCGGGTCTATGCGGACGGCGGCGGCGATGCCGACAAGATCTCGGTGTTCTGGCTGCAACACACGATTCTCGACAAGGTCACCGTCACGGGGACAACCAAGAGGCGATTCGGGTTCCGGATGGAAGCCGACGTCGGGGAAGCCAACGGCGTGACGAGCGGCTGCCGGGTCTCCAGTTTCCGCATCGTCTACTTCTCCGACGCTGACACGAACAAGCGGCCGCAGTTCCCGCTGATGGCGTCGAGCAACGGCTTGCTCTACCAGACGCACATGCTGTCGTCCATGATCCAGGTGGCGCAGGGGTCCGCTGCGGACCTCGTGGCCGACCGGGCGTTCCAAGCCGTCAGCCGGCTTGGCGAGCTGTTCATTGCGGATCACGGCGGCATCACGCACTCGGGAACCGGGATGGTCTCGGTGGACGCGAATTCAGTGTCGAAGACTGCGGGAGGTTTCGACGCCGGCGCCGATCCCGACAACAACATGCTCGTCCTGCACACGCCGGTCCCCGACGAGCCGGACAATACGATCACCCCCGGCACGTACGAGTTCGAAGTTGGCAGCGCGACCGTCCTCAATATCCCCGACCAGGACGGCGTCCAGCAAGTGCTCGCCACCTCGCCGTTCGGAGCCGGCGGCGAATCAATCAGCTACAGCATCCAACGGGGGCCGAAAGTCTTCGACGCCGACGCCGACACGCTTGAACTCTACGTGGCGACCTATGGAAAGGGTTTTGCCCCGGTTGGATGCAAGGCGATTGCCCTCTACCGGGACCGGATCGTTATGGCCGTGGACGGGACGGGCGGCCTCTATGCCTCCCGAGCCGGCGATCCGTACGACCACGATTACGGAGCGGTGTGGAGCGACTTCGACCGGGCCTGGGCGCTCGGCTCGGGCATCAAAGCGGGGAAATTGCCGCATCCCACGACGGCCATTTTCACCCACTCCGACGACTGCATGATCGTCGGGTGCAAGACGTTGACGTACATCATCCGCGGCGACCCGGCAGCCGGCGGAGACGTCGACCTACTCAGCCGGGAAGTGGGCATCGTGGACTTCGATGCGGGGTGTTACACGCCGGAGGGCTGGTTGGTGTTCCTCTCGCTGGACGGGCTCTACGCGGTGCCTGGTGGCTGTGGGGGCGACGTGATCCCGCTGTCGATCAAGTCGGTGCCACGCGAGTTGCGGGACATCGACCCGGACACCTGCAAGGTTTCGATGGCCTATGACATAGTGAAACACGGGATCCACCTGCTTCTCGATTATGGGGCCGCACACCCAGTCGATCATTGGTGGTTTGATTGGGAGTCCAAGTCCCTTTGGCCCGTGTCGCTCCAGGCCGACCACGGGCCACACGTCGCGCACACGCAACGGCCGATGCACGGGTTCGACCGCGGGACAGTGCTCGGTTGCCGTGACGGGTATCTCCGCCGCTTCCACGACGACTTCCAGCAAGACGATGGCGGGAACGCAATCGACTCGCACCTGCTGATCGGGCCGATCGACATGGGCGGCGCGTGGAGCCGGTCCATGCTGCGCGAACTGGTTGGGAACATGGCCGAGGGGTCGGCGGACGTGGGCTGGAAGCTGTACGTCGCCGATACGGCCGAGGCGGCGGTCGACCTGGCGAGGGCCGCGGCGACGGGTACGGAGCACACACCGGGTACGTTCGTCGCCGGGGGGAACTTCCGGGACCACCCGCTGGCGTCCGGCGGTTCGTTTGTGTTGCGGCTGGACAACGACGAGGCGTGGCCTTGGGCGTTGGAACGGATCACGGCGACGATCGAGAAGCTGGGGCGCCAGCAGTTGTAAAAGACGCAAAATCCAAGTAAGGGAGATTATCATGGCAGACGATCTTACTCTTCCGGGTACAAACCAAGACATCGCAACGGACCTGATTTCCGGCGCGCACTACCAGCGGGTGAAAATTTCCATTGGTGCGGATGGCGCTGCTGCGGACTGTTCCGCTGCCAAACCGATGCCGGTCGTTCAGCAAGACCCGATCAGCTCGTCACGGCAGGCGCATCTGGACAACATTCACTTGGCTCCCGTCGTCACGGACATCACTCACCACCAGGTCCACGAGGAAGAATCTTTCGAGTGCTCTGCCGTCGATACCAGCATGGGATCGGCTGACACGCTCGTACTCGCGTTTAAGACGCCATCTGCTCCGAAACGTGTTCACCTCGTCGTTGGTTATGCCTCCAAGGCCGACGCCCATCTTGATTTAATAGAGGCTCCAACGTGGGATGCTTCCTCTGGCACGCTCAAAACCATTTTCAATCGGTATCGGGATTCTTCTTCTTCTTCGGCGATACTTGAAGACAAAACGACTGGCTCGTTTGCTGCAAACGACGCCATGATTGAAAACCCGACCAATCTTGCCGGGGGTACGATCGTTGATTCTTCCTACAATTGGTCTGATCGGAAAACGACTTTTGCCGATCGAGGTGATTCCGAATTTATCCTCAAGGCTGATACGCTGTATGCCGCAAGGCTCACCGCCGACACCGGGACCAATGCCGGACAGATCAAGTTGTCTGAGTACGAACACACGGACGAATAGATGCCATTTCTCCCGCTATTCCTGCCTCGCGTGCCTGAAGTCCGCGGTCCGATCCCGGCCGGGCTCGGTGGCGATGCGCCGTTGCAGGTGGAGTGGACGCCGTGCGATCTGGACAATCCGTCGCATCGCCGGGCGCACGAGGACACCGGCCGTGCGTTCCGGCAGATCAATCGAGCGGAAAACTTCCCGCGGAGGGGTACCGCAACTGCTCTGTGGAAACCGAATACGACGCCGAACACGATCGCCATCGAGGATAACGAGACGGGCGAGGCAATTGTCGTCAACATGGATCCCGAGCCGGGCCGCGATCCGAACCTGCGCGACGGCGACACGGTCGCCTACTACTATGAGGGCGACACGGCGTGGACCTGGAAGAGTTACCACGACGACAAGGTGGGCACGCTGAAGTTCTGGACGCTCGACCCGGGCGACATCCCGGCGGGTTGGGGGATAGCGAATGACGGAGTGGGCAGTGGTACAAATTCCGTAGCGAACGGCGGGTCGGGCCTGGATTATGTCACGCCGGGGTTCATCGTCTGCGCGAACACGGCGGGGACGCTGGTGGCGGCGGTGAACGTTGACCCGGTGGACAATCATAACCACACGCCAGGTTCAGGGATTGGCGACAACACGGACGCTCTTGCCACGGAAAATGCGGATGCCAACGTGGCCAACCACAGTAGTCATACGCATACGGTTACGATCAACAATCACGATGACCACTATCACACCATCGGTGATAGCACCACTTTTTTCGCTACGGATCTAGGCGAAGAAAATGTATCCTATGTCAACCTGACAGACAAACAAACCGATGGCTTCGGGGATCCACTGGTCCTTTCGCATTCGATTGATACTGTAAGCGGGGTAATTCTGACCCACACCTACAACGGCCACTCGCACACTATCGAAAACCACAGCCATCCATTCACGATCGGCGACGATGGCGCCCACGATCACTCTGGCGGCACTCCGGCTTACATGACCGCGATTCCGATTGAGCGGATACCATAAGGAGAAAAACCATGGCACGACGAATTGGCGGCCAATACTTTCCCGGCGCGGGCGAGAAGCGGCAGACTGCACGCCGGGCCCGCATGAAGTATGCCGAGACCGTGCAGCGGCAAGCGCTGGCCGGCCCGGGCGGATATTTGGGTGGGCAGGCGCTCAGTCAGGCGAACCGGGTTGGCAGGCGGCTCTTGGGCAGCCCCGGCGCCGGCGGCTACAACCTCGCGGTCGGAGGCGGCGCCGGGGGAGGTGGCGGCGGTGGAGGGTACGGCTCAGACTACGACGAGGCCCGGGCGGCCAACCTCGCTAGGTATTACGAGGGCAAAGGCGAACTGACCGATCTGCGCAAACGCGGGCTCGGTGCGTACGGTTCGCTCGGCGCTCAGCAGGATGCCGACATCAACCAGCAGTACGACAGCCAGGCTTCGCAGGTCCAGCAGGGCATGGTCAACCGTGGGCTGACGGCCAGCACGATCGGCCCGTCGATGCAGCTTGGCGTCGAACGCGGCCGGGCCGGGGCGTTGTCGCGGGCGGGTGATGCACGGCTCAGGGATCAACTCGCGTTCGACGAGCGAATCACGGGCAACGTCGCCGGCTTTATCGAACGGCGGGAAGATCCGTACCCAGACCTGGGGCAGTATTTGAGCGTGGCGCAGCAGTACGGCGCGAGCGGCGGCGGCAGTCCGGCCGTCTATGGCGGGTACCAGGTGCCGGGCGGAGGTTACTTCAACGTGGGCGGCGGCAGCGGGCAGCCGCAGCGGCCGAGACCGGGCCCTGGGTTCATAGCTGAAGGGCCTCAGCCGGGCGGCGGTGGAGGGCCGGGGGCGAACCCGGACGTCGTGCAGCAGCCGGGCGGCTGGGGTGGGATCGCCAACGTGTGGGACCCGCAAGAGAAACAACGCCTGGCGGACTTCCAGCGGAAATTCGGCCACCTGTCGGTAGAGCAACTGAAAAACAATCCCGAGGCCCAGCGGTTCATCGCAGAGCAGCGGCGAAAGTTCACGGCAGGCGGTCCGGTCACCCGCAGCTACATGGCGTAGGAGCACAAGCATCATGGGCATTACCGTAAGACCACGCGGCGGCGGCCGGGAGCTGATCGGCATGGCGTATATGGCCGGCGCCGGGCGCGACGCTCAGCGGCGGGAAGAGCTTGCGCAGCGCGAGCGGGCCGACCTGCGGCGGCTCCAGTACGGGGCTCAGCAGGCGGGCTACGATCGCCTAGCACGCGAACGGCAGTTGATGTTCCAGGCCGGCGTGCAAGGGCAGCGCGACGAGGCGGCGCGGTTGGAGCGAGGGCAGGCGGGCGAGTTGCGGCGCGAGCAGCAGCTTTTCGACATCGACGCCGCGAACGAAGAGTGGGGCCGGCGGGACGAGGTGAATGAGCTGCAAGCGTTGCAGGGCGAGTTCACCGAAATCTTGAAACAGCCGTGGACGGAAGAGCAGATGCAACGGCTGCAAGCTACCAAGAAGAGTCTTCGTCTTGCGCGGGAGTCAGGTACGTACAGCGAAGAGCAAATGGTGGACATGACCCGCAGAGAACTCGACAACTGGAGCATGGAACAGCCAGAAGACGAGGAGATGCCCGAGGAGCTAACGCCGGAATGGTTCAAGAAGCAGGGTTTGCCAAACGCCGTATACGACCCGGACACTGGCCGGATGTACCTCAATTTGCCTGGCGGGAGAGAGGTGGATTTCTATTTCAAGCCCGGTACGAATGGCCTGGAGCCGGTGCTTATCGACGAGCCAAAAGAGCAACCCGAGCAAATGGACGTGCTGGGCAACACGCCGACCGCCCGCCTGAAAATCGGTCGCGCAGAATCCGATGCGCGAAAGAAGGCGATAGCCGATCGAGCAGAGAAATTGCTCGAAGCAAGCCGGGGCAAGGATGACATGGGTGAGTCAACGGGGCCGCCGAAGATCAGTGTGCGCGAAGCGATACGGATTGCTGAAACTGAATATGATGCGACGCGCCCGCCCAGCATTGAACGGCAAGAGTACGAGCGGGCTGTGAGTCAAGCGTACATCGACACGATGGGCGGGGCGCCGTCCAGACCGCAAGAACCAGCCGGGCAATTGCCGGGAGAGCAAGAGCCCGGTCCGTTCGACCCCGGCGGCCGGCTCTACAACCCGAACAGTATGCGGGAGGGATTGGATCGGGCGAAGGCGGTCCAGGAAAGACAGCGGTGGGAGGCGGAGAACATAATCACGCCCGAGGAAGCGGCTGAGCTTATCCGGGTGACCAGTAAGGCCCATTTGGATGAGTTGGTCAATCAAGGCAGGATCCAGCCGGGTGACCGGTTCATCGACCCCAACGGAACCGTCAGGAAGTTGCCGTAATGGCGATAGCACTCGACAACCCATGGGATGCGTTCGAGGCGGTGGGAACCATCGCCCCACCTGCTCAGTTTGCGCAAGAGCAGGACCCGTGGGATGAGTTCGAGCCGGTTGGCGTCGTCGCTCGACAGCCGACCGAGATGGACCGACGCGTAGAGCAGATTGAGTTCCAGTCCGCGATGCAGAAGGAGCAAGAGGTTCGCGGGCAAGAGCAGGCGAACGCCCTGTACGACGATCTTCGCACGTCCGGGCTGAGTCGGGGCGAGGTGCCGCTCGACTGGGAGTCGGAATTGTTCAAGAACGTGCCGGAAGATGCCAGGGAGGCGGCTACTCGCATCCAGCAGATGTACGGGTTCGCGCAGGAGTTCTCGGCCGGATCGCTCCAGCGGGGGAAGCTGAAGGGCGATTACGCGTTTCGAGCCAAGGGACAGAAGAAGAGCGACTTGTGGACTGGACTCACTCCCGCTGAATCCACGACGAAGCTGCTCGAAATCCCCGTCCGGGAACGCGACAAGTTCTTGCAAGTTCTGGCCGACACGGTTCAGCAGGAGAATCCGATTCGCGAGAGGGACCAGTTGGCCCTGAAGGGCTTTGGACGCAAGGGCCTGGAACGCGTTCTGCGCGGTACGCAGCGGCTCTCGGAAATGCCCGAAGACTTTGCCCGCTGGGCGATGGGCCTGCCGAATGACGATCGAGAGTTCGTCAAGGAAGCGCACGGTATCATCTGGGGCCTCGACCCGGCAAAAGGCGCGTCCTGGGCGGAGACCGGGTTCCTCGGCGCCTTGGAAATGGTACCGGCCATGACCGCGTCCCTTGCCACGGGCGGCGCGGCGGGTGCGGGCACGATTGCCGCCGGTGGAAGCGCCCGCCTTGCGTTCTGGGCGAACAACCTCGCAGCGACCGGGTTCTGGTACGCGGAGTCCGCGCCGGACATTCACGACGAATTGAAACGGTCCGGAGCGGGCGACAACGCGGCGTACTACAGCGCGTTGTTTTTCGCCGCGCCGTATGCGGCGATCGAGCAGTCGCAGATGGTCATGTTGAAGATGGGGTTTGGCGGCAACGTGTTCAAGAAGTGGGCCACGAAGTCGTTTATGGAGGGGGTCGCGAAGTTCGGCGTGACGCAGGGCGCCTTGATGGCCGGCGAAGTGAGCGAAGAGACGTTGCAGCAGCTTACGGAGTGGCAGGCGAAAGAGGTTGCCCGGTACTTTGACAAGAACGTGAAGGTCGACCGCAAGGAGGAATGGGAGAAGGTCAAGGATGCGACCGTGGAAGCGATCAACGTGATGCCGTTCCTGATGGGGCCGGGGGCCGCGGTGTCCGGGACGTCGATGCACGCGAAGTGGGTGGCGGAGGGGCGCCCGAGCGCCGGCGAGTCGGCGGCGCGCAGGGACCGGCTGGAGATAGCCGAGTCCGTTCAGGGGGAATTGCAAGCCGAGCGGTCGGTCGAGCAGGTTGAAGTGGGCGAGTGGGTTGCCGAGAACCCCGAGGCCGCCAGGGAGCTTGCCGCACTCGACAAGCCGACACGTACACAGTTCGAGTCGTTTGCGCCCGTCGTGAAGGAAACGACGGCCAAGGGACGGGTGAAGTGGGTCGATCGGGTACGGCGGGAGCTTGCCGCACAGGATGCCGCTGAGGTCGCACCAGAGGCCGCTGAGGAGCCTGCCGAGGTCGAAGAGGCTCCCAAGCCGAAGACGGGGCTGGGACGGAAGAAGGCGAAGGTCGAATCCGAGGTCGTTGAGGAGCCTACCGCGACAGAAGTGGCTCTCAAGTTGTCGCGGGACATGGAGAGGAAGAAGGTCGTTCCGGCTACGGAACCGGCTGCGCCCGCTATCTCCGCCGAAGAGAAGGCCGATCTGTTCGCCACGGTGCCTGATCTTGCCGATTACAACGCGACGGAGTTGCGAGAGTTCGTCACCGCGTTGTCGCAGAAACGGACCAAGGCCGGGAAGCCCATCGCGACGACGAAGGCCGAGACTGCCCGCCTGGCCACAATGTCGGAAGATCAGCTTTTGCAGGAACTTCGCGGTGTCTTCGCCAAGCCGAAAGAGAAAGTGAAACCAGTCCGGCCGGAGAAGACGGGGCTGGGGAAGAAGAAGGCGGCGGAGAAAAGCTCGATCGTCCGCAACATCGAAACCGATATCCAAACGGCCGTCGATGCCGTCCCGGTGTTCAAGGATGCCCAGGTCGAAGTCGTGGACGCGAAAGGTGGCGTCGTCAAGATCACGCGGCCGGACGGGGCGGCGACCACTGTTCACTTCCGGGCCGACGCTGAAGTGAATGCTGCCGAGAAAGAGTTGGGCACGGGGGCCAAGAGAGGCGCCTATGCGTACGGCGACCGGGCCGGACTGAAGAAAGGCCACATCTACTTGCGCAAAGGCGCATCCCACCAGACACTCAACCATGAAGCCATCCACTGGCTGGAAGACATGGGAGTCGTCACGGCCGAAGAAGTCGCGGCCAACGGCGGCCGAGAGGGAATCGCCGAGGCGTATGAGAAGTGGGTTGCGAAGAAGACGCCGAACACGCTGTTCGAGAAAATCTACGCCGCCATCGAGTCGTTGCTCTCGTCGCAGAAGCGGCTGTTCCGGGACATCGCCAAGCGGGGACTGGGACGGAAGAAGGCAAAGAAGGCAGGCGGCGAGCAGGACGTCGCGTTCGCAGAGGAAACGGAAAGGGATCCCGGCTACATCCGGGCCAAGGCTTCGACCGACCAGCAGGTTCGAGACGCCTTGCGAGCACACGAGAAGCAGATGGTGGAAGCGGGCATCGTGCCACCGCGACGGACGTGGAAGAAGGCCAACGAGGATGCGGACCGGATGCTCAGCCCGACGAATTACGCGGCCACAAAAGCCCGGTTGCTGGATCGGGTGCTTGCCGGCGAAATGGTGGCGACCATGGAAGATCAAGTGGCCGTCGACCGGATCGTCGAGGAACTTCAGCAAAGGCATATTCGGGAGGGGACCGTCGAAGCGGCGCGCGAAGCGGAGCTATGGACGAACGGTAATTTCCAGGGCCGTGCTCGAGGGGCGGGTGTCCTCGGGCGGCGCGACCCGCTGGAAAATCCGGAAGAGCGCCGCCGCAAGGCACTGATGGAAGCGTTCTATTCGCCGAAGAAACAGACGAAGCGGAGTATTCTCAAACGTGACCTGAACGCGCCGATGGAGCCGGGCGATAGCATCGACCAGGCCCGGGAAGGCGTTCAGACGGGGTACGATCCGGAAGCGACGATCAAAGGAAAGAACGACAAGGCCAGGGAGAAGCTCGGGACGTTCCTTGAAGGGCAGGGCTACAACGTCGCCGACATCAACGACATTGCAAAATCCCCGACGCGGGCGTTGGGGATGCTCAGGCAGATCAGGGCGTACAAGGCGAGCCGCCTCGACGCGGCGTACGAATACTGGCACCAAATGATTCTGAGCGGGCAGTTGACGCAGATCGTCAACTTTGCGGGTACCCTCGGCCACGGTGCGCTGGCGATGGGGCCGGAACGGTTGTATTCGGCCACGGTCAATTTGATCGTAAAAGATCCCAACGCGGCGCAGTTTGGAGAAGTGTCCAGGATGATCCGGACACTCGGCCCCGGCATCAAGCGAGGCATTCGAAACGGCTTGCATTCGTTCAAGCACGAAGTCGCCGGGCTGGAGTGGGAACTGGGTGCGCAGGACATTCAGCGGCAAGACGAACGTGGGTTTGCCATCGCGGGCACGAAGGGGAAGATTGTCAGGATACCCGGGTACCGGAGTTTGCAAGCGGCCGATGCGTTCACGAAGTCGATCATCTACGAGGCGGAATTGGCTGCTCGAGCCTACAGGACCGCCAAAGCCGAGGGGCTCGACGGCAAGGCGATGGATAAGCGGATCGCCGAGATTCAGGACAACCCCGGTTCGGCCGAGTCGCTGGCGGCATTGGCGTACGCCCAGGAGATCGCGTATCAGGACAAGGGCGGTAAGACAACGCAGAAGATCAAGAGGGCCGCATTGGCCGTTAGGCGAGTCCCCGGGCTGCGGTACCTGGTGCCGTTCGTCAACACGCCGGTGAACATCGCCGTGCGAGGCGGCTGGGACCGGACGCCGTTTGGGATCATCACCACGGCGCTCGAATACCGCGATGCCCGCGAAACGGGAGACTATCGCCGTGCGGTGGAACTCAGCGGCCGGTTGCTGGCCTGGGTGCCGATCTGGATGGCCCTGGCTCTCGGTGGCGACGAAGACGAGCCGTGGATTACCGGCGCCGAAGGCTCGGAGACGGAAGGCAGCCGGCAAGCGAGGCATCGCGGCATCGAACCGTTCACGATGCGGGTCCCCTTTTCGGACGCCCGGATCAGTTACAAGCGGATCGAGCCGATCGCCACGTCGCTTGGCCTGGCCGTCGATTGGATCAATGCGTTCAAGTCCGGCGACCCGGATACCGCAACCGGCGAAATATGGAATTCGCTCGTGAACCAGTTCCGGAGCAAAACGCCGCTCCAGGGCCTGGGTGACTTTTCCGAGCTGTTCGAGACGAACAATAAAGCCAAGTTGGCATCCTGGGGCTCGGGGTTCACCGCAAGCTGGGTGCCGAACCTCATCAGGCAGCCGATTCGTCAGTTCAAGTCGGAATTCCCCGACCGTCGAATCTGGGGCAAGGGTGATGATTGGAAAACGCGGGTTGTGAAGCGGGCGTTTCAGAAGACGGAGCTTCCGCAGTTGGTCGGCTTGGTCGAGGATCAGCCGATCTACGATCTGTGGGGACGCAAGGCCGTGAAGAACGGTCCCGAGACCACGGTGCCGTGGCAGATCGCGCGGACGATCAGCCGGGAACTGAACCCGGCAGACTTCAAGGTGCCGGACATCTTTGTCGGCGATCGGATCATTGGCGAATACAACCGGACGCATCCAGAAGAGAACCCGTACCAGCCTGTCACGCCCGCCCCGTATTACACGCATCCGGAGACGAAGAAGAAAACCTGGATGACCGACGAGCAGAAGTCGAGCTTCACGCAGTTTGCCGGAGAGACGTCGAAACTACTGGTCGAGAAGCACAACCTCGATCCGGAGAACGTCACAACGGAAGCGGTCGAGGTGATTCGCAAGTCGATCGAGGACAGCCGCAAAGAGGCTCGCAAGCAGTTTGCCATTCAGTGGACCGGCGGGAAAGCGTACGATAAGACGCCGGAAGAACTGGCGGCGATGCTGCACAAGAAGTACGAGGTGGCGCAGCGAAGATTGAAAGCCGGCTACGAGGAACCACAAGCGGGGAAGGAGTATCAGCGGCGGCTGAAAGAGTGGAACAAGAAGAAGGCCGACGCCAGGGCCTACCTGACACAGTTGGCGAAATAATGCTTACCAATCGCGACCGCTGGGCGGTTGTGGGATTATGTTTTTTGGGCTGGCTGGTCTGGATCCTTGGTTGGATCCGAGACGGCTGGTCGTAACTTGAAAGGAGATTGAGTCATGTCCGCAGATGAATTTGTGGCGTTGGGAGTCGATCCGTTCGAGCAGTTCGTTCGGCAGGTCATCGTCAACTTATACGGGGAAAAGAAGGTCGGGTTCTGGGAGTTGCTGATCCCGCTATTCACCGAACTGTTCAGCGCCTGGATCGAAAGCTGCGAAGAGCAGAACACGCCGGAAGTCGTGCTCGCGAGATTCCAGGCTCCCCCGTGGCGGTTGCGACGACGAGCAGTCAACCAGATCTTCCGCGAGGCTCGTGGAGAAGGAAAGCGGATCACTCGCGAGGCCGCGCGTGAGCAGGTCGAGGCGATCATCAAGACCGCGAACGACAAGCCCGAGGAAACCCTGGAGGCCATCCGGTACGAAATGGGCGTCTGAACTAGACGACCGCAAGCAGAAACTAGACGTCACTAGACGTCACCAGACGAAAGGAGAGAATCGTGAGTCTGAATAAATCGGCGAAGGCGAAGGCGGCGAAGGAACGCAAACGACGGGACGACCGGCTTACACGGCGCAAGCTGTACCGAATCGAGCTTCTCGAATCCCAGTTGCGCCAGTCTGTCGATATCGGAGCCATGGGGGTCTACGAAGCCGGCCGCGTCATGGCGCAGGTGGGGTCGATGCCCACTTCGGCAATCTTCCAGCTCATCCTGGTGGTTATCGAAATGAATAGCAAATGGCAGGAGCAATCGGAAGGGTAGCTGAACTTTACAATCTGACGCAAATTGACACCAAACTAACATCACTGACACCACGAAAGGAAACCATTCGATGAAACGCTTACTCTTAGCCTGGCTGATCCTGTTCAGCCTGGTCGCCACCTGCTGGCCGGTTGAAATCACCGTGCCGAAGAAGACGACGGAACACAACCTGGTCGCGTTCTCGTGCGATGCCCCGCAGCCGGGCTGCAAGTGGGTCGTAAAGGGACCACGAGGCGATGAGGCCCTGTACCTCGCTGGAACCGGGGGCGTCTTCACCGGCCCGCCTGGCGCCTACGTCGTGCTGCTGGAGACGTCGACCGAGAAGACGTGGGCCGAGACGACAATCGTGGAGGGTGAGGATCGCCCGGACCCTCCCGACCCGGATCCCGACCCGGATCCCGGGCCCGATCCAGACCCCGGGCCGATACCGGGGCCAAAGAAAGTCACGGTACTCTACGAAAAGGACGACCAGACACCGGAGCAGGCCGCGATCCTTTCGAGTATGGTCTTGAGGCAGTGGATGAAAGCGAACGGCCATACGTTCCGGCCTTTGGACAAGGACCTGGTGACGGCGGACGGATCGCCGAGTCCGAAAGTAGCGAAGTTGCTGCCCCACGTAGCGGGAAACCTGCCGGTCCTCTTCGTCGCCTCTTCGGAAAGTGACCTAGTTCAAATTCCTCTCCCCGACAGCGTTCAGGGGATCATTGACTTCGTCAAGAAGTGGGGAGGGTGACATGGAAAGATTCATCGTACCAGAAGGCCGAAAAACCGGCTGTCTCCCGCGAGACGATCGGTTCGGCGAGAACTGTGCGAAGGCCGAAGACGCAATGACGATTGTGCCTCGCCGGATGTGGTCTGAACTGATCGGCGAGGTCAATCTGCGTCCGTTTGTGACCGAGATCTTCGACCAGAACGGCGTCGGCTCCTGCGCGACCGAGAGTACGAGCCAGGCGATCCAGATCATCCGGGCGTTCCAGGGCCAGGACTATGTCCAACTCGCGCCGTGGTCGCTCTATGCGTTCACCAGCGGCGGACGCGATCGTGGCAGCGTGATCGGCCACAACCTGCAACGGGCGCGAGACGTCGGGATACTGCCGATGCGTCTGTGGCCGCGATCCAAGGGCTGGAGTTCAAAGCCGGACGAGGCGACTCTCGCGGAGGCGGCGAAGTATCGAATCCATGAATACTACGACTGCGGCTCGATTGACGAGATCGGGTCGGCGCTGCTCAAGGGTTGGCCGGTCGTCTTCGGCTGGAAGGGGCACTCCGTCGTCTTCACGGAACTGGTCGACACGAACCGGGCACGATACGCCAACTCCTGGGGAAGCGACTGGGATGACAACGGGTTCGGTTTGCTGGACTTGTCAGAAGTGAACTTCAGCTACGGCGCGTTCGCCGTCTGCACAACCATTGATGCAGGGGAATGACGCGATGGTGTCCGAGAAACAATGCGATGAACGGCACGGCAGGCTCAGTCGGCGGTTCAAGGCGATTTACGGGGCGATTACCATCGCGATCATCGCGATTGGCTGGGCCGTGACGGCCGGTCACTTGGCGCAGAAGAAGGCTACGGCCGTCGAGAATAAGCTCGTGACCCATGAAGCCGTCCAGGTAAAAACCGAGCAACATCGGGACGAAACGCTCGACCGGATAGAAACGATGGTCAAGGACTTGCACGCACGGGAACCTCCGTAGGAGGTCCTTTCGAGCCCCGGTCGTCCGATGGCGGCCGGGGTTTTTTCGTGCTGTTAGATACATCTCACACCATCTAATACCACCCAACCCTACCGGTTTCCGAAAAAACTTAGCGGTGTGCATCCTGCCGTTGTTCGCGTGGATCCATCCGAATAGTGGTGCGAATCCCGCCGTTGCCGATTGGCCGGCGAAAATTCTTTCGCCCCGGCGCTTGACATCTTTTCCTGAATCGCTAGATTCCGAAGCATGCTCAGCTTCTCAATCAACTTCTGGATTTTTCCACCTCGCGCAGCGGTCTGTTGTCGCTGAGCAATGCGCGGGGTGGTTTTCCTTTTTTCCTGAACACCAAAGCCCGAGAAGGGCAAGGTTCGTCCGGTCCGTGGGCTTTCGCAGAATTCGTCCCAACGGTTTTCGTTTGTCCCACGGGCCGGCATTTTTCCCTGAACCAAAGGCCGAGTTTAGGCCAAGTGTTAGCCAGTCCGTGCGGTGGCGAGGACTCCGATCCGCAATCGTCATCCTCGTCGCCCACGGGCCGGCATTTTTGTCCGAGTTACTTTTGCATTGACTCAAGGAGAATGCGATGAATCACCGTCCGATCGAACCGGATCGAGAAAAACAGGTCCCCTCGCAGCTTGCCGGCCTCAACTCGACTCTCGACCAACTGTCGGAAGCCGTGAATGGATTGGAGCAGGCTCTTTCGCCAGTGTTGGTGGCACCTGATCCACCATCTGACACGGCAGAGGAGCCTGCGTGCCCTGAGTGCGAGTTGGCAACTGCGCTCATGTCGGCTCGTCGGCGAGTAGAGACGATCCTCTCGACTGTCCTGAACGTGACGTCCCGACTGGGAGTCTAGTTTTTGCACGTCGGTCCGTGGTGTCGCAGATTTCGTCCTCGTTGCCCTGCCCCACGGATCGGCAAGTCTTCGTCCGGTCCGTGCGGTGGCGAGGTTTGTCAACGCCTTCCTCGCATATTAACTTCCGCACGGGCCGGCCATTTTTGGATGCTGTTTCTGTGGCCGGCACGCCATTTACGCCTCGTTGTTTGGATTTTTCCTCCTTGTCGCGGTGCCGCGCGACTGGGAGGTTTTTTCGTCTCCGGAGGAAAGTCATGGTGGAATTTGCTGAGCCCACGCACGAGAACGCGTTTGATATCTTGCGGCAACTTTTAGCCGCCCGGATCGGTGAAGTGGATGCAAATTGGCGCAAATCCTCAGAGGTCAACCTGGCAAAACACAACGGGGCTTACCTCTTCGGCATGTTTGACGGCTTGGCAATTGCGGCTTCCATCGTGGAGAACGAGCCGCACGAGGCGGTTACTGACAAAATGCTCCGCCAGATGATTGTTCTGGCAAATTTCATCCAAACAACGAAATTCACAGAGAAGTAATCACGGAGTGAATCATGGCCGAGAATCGCGGGATCGGAAGCCCGGGCAAGGATGCAGACGCGGCGGTCGGGCCCGAAAGGGTCGTGCAACTCCCCGGGGCGTCCGGCCGTCGCGCCGTTTTGTTGGAAAGGACTCCACTATGTTAGTGCTCTCACGCGAGCGGCATGAGGAAATTTGCATCGGCGACGACATCGTTGTCGCCATCGTCCAGATTCTCGGCAACAGAGTGCGGGTCGGCGTCGACGCGCCGCCGGAAGTGCCGGTTCATCGCAGGGAAGTGTATGACGCGATCCAGCGGGACGGGGCAAAACGGCCGGCGCCAGACACGTCGGGCCTGCTCAATCAGCTCAAGTCGTTTCGGCTGGCCGGCGCGGCGACCCTGTACGACGTGAACGAGGGCCGCAAGTGCGATCCGGTGTCGGTCGACGGGCTGATCGCGCTGATCGAAAGGCTGGAGCGAGTAAAGGTCGCAGCGCGGACGGCTCTTGATATTTGTCGCACGGAAGTGAAGTCGATTGTCGATCATAGTGTGCGCTCGCCGGTGGTCAAGGCGGGTGCGGATCAGTTCGCCGCCGCATGGCGCGACTTGAAGGAGGCCGTGGAAGCCGCCGAAGCGGAGGAACCCGGAAATTGACCCGACCGAAATGGAACCGGACGGCGTGGCAAGGCAGCCGGCGAAGGCAAAGCAGACGGCGCCGACGCACTGCCCGCGATGCAAGGGGCCGGGTTGGGGCGGACGTGGGAGTGTGCGGCGGGTGTGCCTGACGTGCCTGGATGAACAGCTCATGCAGGCTGTGCGAGGGGAAGTAATCACAATCAGGAAGTGGAAAGATGGCGAGTGAACGCATGCCCTATCAGCCATACAAGCTGACGAACAGTGCTTACTGGCGAACGTGGTGTGCCCGATGCGGTACGCCAATGCGAGTTCGCGAATGCGAAAAAGACGACGAGCATTACTGTGAAAAGTGCTCTCCTGGTAAACCTCCGCACTACATGCAGGGGTTGACGCCACGGCAGAAGCATGGACTCGGCCGAACCTCAGGAGGCTAACACGATGACGACTAACGATGACCGAACCGACGCGGCCGAGGCGAACATGGAAGACAGGTTCCCGCCGGACGTGGACACGCGGCAGTCGCCGGCGGAGGGCGAACTAGCGGTCGACGAGAACGAGTCGGAACGCGAAGTGGTCCTCGACACGACCAACTCGCAACTCGAGCCGCCGCCCGTGCTGAACATCAACCAGGCAATCCTCCGTGTCAAAGCGGAAATGCCTCCCGTTGCGAAGTCTGAGTACAACAAAGGGCAAAAGTACCCGTATCGCGGCATCGACGGGGTCGTGAAAGTCACCTCGCCATTGCACAAGACGTACGGCATTTATTGCACGTCCGAAGTCCTCGAGATTCAGCGGGAGTCGCGGCAATCGAAGGGTGGCGGCTCGCTGAACTATACGTTCCTTAAGATGCGGTACACGTTCCGTGCGGCAGACGGCAGCACGGTCGCTACCGAGGTCGTAGGCGAGGGAATGGACCCGGGGGATAAATCTGCGCCGAAGGCGATGAGCGGTGCGCTGAAGGTAGCTCTGCTTCAGATGTATTGCATTCCAACCGGTGGCGTTGACTCCGAGCAGGACTCGTACGAAGCTCCCGATCAAGCCAAGAACGCGCCGGACGTCCCGCCACGGGGCGAAACGCAAGAGGAGCCCGTGGCGGGCGACCGCGTGATGCTGGTTTTTCATACCTGGGCGGAAGTGATGGGGCATGATCTGACCACGGACGAAGGCAAGGTCAACGCGAAAGACGGGTTCCCGCCGTGGGTACAAGACAAGACGGGGCGAGAGTTCAACACGCGAAAGTCGGGCGAGTGGCGACAAGCCGACCTGAAAGCCTGTGAGGAGGCGTTGCCGTAATGTGCCATGACCACATCAACGACGTCGTGACCTACATTGGCCGCGCCATCAAAGCGAGACGGAACAAACTGGGGGCGTCACTTAGAGAAGTAGCGCGTGATGCAGATATGTCCTACGTGTTTCTGTGCAATTGCGAGAACGGCAAGAGCAGAATGACCTACGACCGGCTGTACAGCGTAGCTATCGCATTGAACACAACAATTGGGCGATTATTTTCAGGGTTATAAGGAGGCGATGCCGTGAATCAACCAATCCAACCACTCGAAAAAAGAACAGACGGTATACTCCGTTTCACGCCGAATGCCGTCGTACGGTATCTCCTGGATAACGGTCCAATCGACATGAATCATCTGGCGAACTGCCCGTTCGGCAATAATGACCGCGAGCAGTTCGCTCAGTTGATTGGCTACAGCCTGAGCGGCTTTGAGGAACTGAGCTACGTGAGTGACGAGACGTACGAAGCGGCTGAGCGAATGGCTGACGGCACCGACGAGCGTGATGCAACGATAGCGGCTTTGCGGGCAAAACTCGCTGCCGTCCGCGGCGGGATTCGCAAAGGTGTCGCTGTATTGTTTGGCGTTCACCCGGACGATCTGAAAGGGGGAGCCGACCCCGATGCCTAAGATTACAGTCAATATCGACGTCTGCTGTGCCGTCTGCGGAGAAGACTTGTCTTCCCACTTTGGGCACATAAACGGCCGTCTTCCTGATGAGGATGTCGTTATCGTCGATCCGTGCAAGACGTGTATTGCCCAACTTCGCGAAGAGTTCGAGGAGGCGTTGCCGTGAAGAAGAAGAAAGGAACCCGCTCGAACTTCCGCGTGGAGGTAGAGCCGCGAAACCTTATGGCCCAAACCGAAGAGGAATGGGAGCGAGACTGCGAAGCTATCGCTGAGCAAATCCGTAGGCACGTTGACGGGTTGCCGTTTGGGCACGACCGTGGCGTTAGCGTTATGTGGGACACCGAGTTTGTCTGCGAGCACTGCGGCAACCGTTGGACCGAGGACAGCGACACGTACAACGGTGGGTGTTGCGACGAAGACGAAGAAAATAATCCGGAGCCAGAACCAGATGACACCTAAACAACCACCCGCCGCGACGATCGACTCGTTCTGCCTGGAGCCCGAGCAGGAGCCTGAGGTCATGCGGCGTTCGCGAGTGCAAGCCTGGGCGACCTGCCCGGCCATGGCCCGGTTCATCGAGTTGGGCCTGGTCAACACGTCGAGCGACATCGCCAACGCGGGCGAAGAGGTCCACAAGGCCGTCTCGGCCGGAATCCAGTTTTACCTCGATATATAAGGAGCAGCCATGACCGCCGAATACCCAGCGTTCAAGTCGCACACCGACACTCCTCATCCTACTCTCGGCGACGAGATTATCGACCGACACGTCTGGCTGGAGCAGCTTGCATGGGAGGCAACACTCGCGGCGCTGAGTGGGTTGTTGGCTTACCCTGACAGTGCAATCGCCGGCGCCGCAAAAGCAGCCGTCGAGGTTGGTCGTGAGACAGCGGAGCTATTTTGCAACCCCAAGGGAGCCGACGATGACCCAACGTGAAATGCAAGAGGTAATGGAAGTGGCGTTGCTCGAATCGCGTCCTAACGTCCAGCCAGACGCCATTGACGGCCTGCGCCGGAGCATGTACGCCATCACGGACCATATCTTCGGATACGACCACTCGATCCCCCCGAACCGCATCCATAAGTTCGATGGCGGCGAAGGTGAGAGGAACGGCCAAATCTCCTGGGACATTCCCGATCTGTCCGTGCGGCTCACGTCTGAGGTGGATCTGCTGTACGAGACGGACGTGGAATCGGTTTGGGTGAATATGGACTGGAAAACAGGCCACAAGATATGGACGGCAGCCGAGGTGAAGGGATCGTTCCAGTTTCAGATGCACGCCTGGCTCGTGTTCAAGCGATACGAGAAGCCGCAGACGCTCATCACGAGAATCTGGAACACGCGAAAAAACGTCGTCTCCCGCGACGTCGCGTTCGAGCGCGAGGATCTGCCGCAGTACGAATACCGCCTGCGCTCGGCCGTCGAGGTCTGGCGAGCCTACCGCGACACGGCGCCCGAGCAGTGCCCGACCTGGCCCTCGATTGAGAAGTGTACGATCTGCGATGCGGCGCACCTGTGCCCTGTGAGCGGCTACTCGCTGGAGACGCCGGAGGAGACGCTTGGCCGCGTCGTGGCGGTGCGGGCGCAACTGGCCGCGTGGGAGAAGCGGCTTACGGCCGTTGCCGACAAACGGGGCGTGCCGATCGAGTGGAAGGATGCGCGCTGGGGGCGCGACGCCCCGAAAGAGACGAAGAAACCAACCGCGAAACTCTGGAGGGTGAAAACATGACCCCAGACGAAGCCTACGTGCTACTCGCAGATCCGGAATGCGATCCGGAGGAGCAGTCTCGCATGAATCCATCGTTTACGTGTGGCGACATGCTGCGAGTTGTTACTGACGGCATCGTGGAAATCGCACAACAACACGGTGAACGACCGCTCAACAGCATCATGGAGAAGCGAGTCCACCAGGCCACTCAAAATCAACTACTGCCGGTGTACTGAAAGGCGAAATCCCCCGCGAAACTCTGGAAGGTGAAACCATGAACGAAGCCCTGAACGCCACAAAAACAATCGCCGATGAACTCCAGATGAAGATTGAGTATCCGGTGATTCGATCAATCCTGCACATGAACGACAGCCTGCACATCTCACTGTACACGCGGATTCCGAACCGCTGGTGGCGATTCTGGCAGTTTGTTTTCTTTGGATTTCGCTGGGAGAAGGTGAACCCTCAACCCTAAACTCTCAACCCTAAACCACTAACCTCTTCACGAAAGGATGAACCATGAAATTCAGTGAAGCAGTCGAAGAATTCGAGAGACTCTGTCAGTCGAGCGAAAAGGCTGGTGAGTTCGCAACATTCAGCGTGGAGTACAAGCGTCACACCACGCCCAGGATTGCATTCAACGTGTACTTCGCTTTCACCGGCCAGGCAACGAAGGAGTTCCCGTCGCTTGAACTGGCGATGGCGTACGTGAGGGAGATACTCGCCCCCGTCAAGCAGGGCATCGCCGCTGCCCTCGACGCCGTGGACGTCGAAGACCTGTCCCGCGCCGACGACGACGGCATGCCGGCCACCGGGACAGGGGATTCCGCTGCTTTCCACGAGGCCGTTCGAAATGATACGGCAGGGCCTGGCGGCGTGCCGACGCCCGAGCAGTTCGACGGCAGCGAAGGTGCCGTGCGCCCGCCAGACCCGCCAGACCCGCTTGACGC